AGTCGAAGAAAGGCCAGACGGATTTCAGGTTTACACAAAGAAGTACCTCCAATCCAGCGGCTCATTGCCTCGAACCTGGTGGGACAAGGCCGAGTATTCAGCGCGGGACAATGGTACTAGGGCATTGGCTGATTTATTCGGCTCAGAAAAACCCTTTGATTTTCCCAAGGCTCCAGCTGCAGTAATGGATTCAATTCGGGTTTGCCGACCTGGAGAAAATGGCCTTGTGCTTGACTACTTTGCTGGCTCCGGCACCACGGCCCATGCAGTAATCAATCTCAACAGACAAGATGACGAAGAAATCGGCTTCATTCTCGTCGAGATGGGCCACTACTTCGACACCGTTCTATTACCTCGCACCAAGAAGGTCACTTTCACCCCCGAGTGGAAGGACGGAAAGCCTAGGCGAATGGCCACCAAGGAGGAAGCCGAGCGGGGCCCGCGCATCGTCAAGTACATGCGCCTCGAGAGTCACGAGGACGTGCTCAATAACATAGCGTTCGACGACTCGTCCGGGCAGCAGGCGCTGGGGTTCGAGGATTACCTGCTCCAGTACATGCTCAAGTGGGAGACTCGGGCGAGCGAGACGCTGCTGAACGTGGAGAAACTGTCGCGACCGTTCTGCTACAAGCTCCATGTCCATGCCGACGGTCAGACACACGAGAAGGTGGCGGACATACCCGAGACCTTCAACTACTTGATCGGGTTGCACGTGCAAACGCGGCAGGTCCACGACGACGACGGTCGGCGATACCTAGTCTATCGCGGTCGGGTCGACAACAGGCAGGTCGTGGTCATCTGGCGCGAGACTGAGGGTTGGCAGAAGGCGGACCTGGAGCGGGACAAGAAGTTCGTGGCCGAACGGAAACTGACTGAGGGCGCGGACGAGGTCTTCGTCAACGGCGACTCGTTCATCCCTAACGCCAAGGCCCTGGAGCCCGTATTCAAGGCCCGGATGTTCGCGTCGGTGGAAATATAGGCAATGGCCACACGGAGAAGGACATCATCAGGCAACACGAACATCGCCTCCGGCTCGGCGCCTTGCTGTACCCCCTGCATGCAAGGGCTGCACCATAGCCTGCCTGCCACCTACCGGGTGGTGGGCACGGCTTATATAGCACGTAGGGACGGTGTGGCACAGGTGGTGGGATAGTAGGGTACAGGGCACAGGGGGCCGGGAACCGGTACCTCAATAATAAAAAAAACAATACAGATGAAAGCATACCCCCTATACACGTTCGGCTGAATCGCCTGTTTTCAGTTCGATTGTGAGATCCATACAGATTCGAGTACCATTGTTTTTTTTTCCTTTATAGATATCATATTATCTATAATATCCTATATAGTAATATCTTACAGTGTTTTTCAGAAAGTTCTAATACGAGAACCGATCAGGAAACTTGAAACGCTTCATTCGCCTTTCTTTTACCCCCTTGAGTGACTACCTCCCCCACCCCATACTGTACCACCAGCTCACGGCCACCACAGCACACCGGAAGCCATCGCCACAGCCCTGAAAACCGCTTGCCGCAGGGCATTATAAAAAGGGCCGCCAGCTGGCATGTTTTTTCACTACTAGAAGCCAGCCCCGCAGAAACTGGCACCCGGCAGCCGTGAGCAGGCACCCGAGGCCTGCGAGTTTACATAATGCTTTTTATACGAACTTCGACATGGTAGCACACTCCGTGCCAAGTTTTCTGTCAGGAGGGGGCCGGGGTCCGGCGTCAGCGATTCCGCCTCAGTACCCTACCGCCGGGTATCCCGCACACAGGCAGTCAGAGAAAAAGGGCTATTTTTCTACCACAATAACCGGGGGCCAGCGCCATGGTGCCTGAGCCCGGTAGCGTGCAGGAGGTAGGTGTGGACCCCGGTAAGCTGGGGCCGGTACGTGCGGACCCACGCAGTGGGCGGTACAGTGAGGACGATAAGGGGGCCGTCGTCCGTAGGTTGGTGTTCCTCGGGGGTGACTGTGAGGCTATAAATGCTGAGTGCGGGGTGCCGTTGCGTACGTTGCGGGCGTGGCGGTACGAGAGCCCCGAGGCCCGTGAGGCTTATCTGGTACGCAAGGACGAGGAGTTTGTTGACAAGTTGGAGGGGGTGCAGCGGTTGCTGCTGGAGGAGTTTGAGAAGCTGGCTGCCGAGAAAGTAAAGCAGGGGCGGGTGGCTGAGGTTGCTACGGCCATTGGCATACTGGAGGACAAGCTGCGGCTGCGGGAGGGGCGGACCCAGCAGGCAGGCGGGGGTGCAGTGCGGGTTGTTATACAGCGGGAGCGGGTAGAAGTGCCGGGCAACGGCGGAACGCCACAGGCAGGGGAGCGTGAGGCTGTGGCAATAGAGGTCGGTGAGCTTGTGCCGGAAGGGATGCGGCCGGTGGCAGGGGCAGATGAGCCTGCGGTGGCGGGTGCGGGTATAGGGTTGCGGCCGCTTGGGGACATCAGCTCAGAGGAAGATGTCTCCTGATGCGCCTCCCCACTCCCATACGTCTGGTGCTTCATGATGCCGCTGCCCACGCAACGGAGGCTCGGCAGCTGTACCGGCAAGCAGAGGAGGCAGTGGCTGACGGGGATGCAGTGGGGGCAACAATGCTGCGGGCCCGGGCACATGTGGCGCGGGGCCGGGCAAGGGCGCTGCGGGCCCGGGTGCGGCACGTGGCTGATGGGGTAGGGAGCTGATGGCGACGGCAACGGGGACAGTGAGGCTACGGTTGCAGGAGTATCATCCGGGCCAAGCCAGACTCGTCTCAATACTCAACCACCCTGCTGTGCGGTACGTGGTGGCGCCGATGGGGAGGAAGTGGGGCAAGACGTCATTGGGCGTCAACTACTTGGCCGAGAAATTGGTGTGCGAGCAGACGTGGCACGGCATGCCTTGGCAAGCATTCTGGGTCGCACCCACCTACAAGTTGGCATTGATAGGACACACCCGGCTCCTTGATACCCTCGGGGACCGCCTCATACACAGACAAAGCCGTCAGGAGTTCCTCGTAGAGGCCCTCGGGCACAACCGCTGCTGGTGGCGCAGCAGTGATAACCCTACAGGGTTGGTGGGCGAGGACCTGGACCTCGTGATATTCGACGAGTGCTCTCGGGCTGCCGAGCACGTTTGGTTCCGGGAGCTGGCGCCGAACCTCACAGCCCGCCGGGGCAAAGCCCTCTTTATAAGCACCCCACATGGCCGCAACTGGTTCCACAGGCTGTATAGGCTCGGCATCAGTACAGAGGAGGCCCACCGGCAGTGGGTGGCGGCGACGTGTCCGACGGTGGGATCGTACGGGAACCCATACGTGGATGCGGCAGAGGTGGAGCTGGCCCGGCAGGTAATGCCGGAGGACTTCTTCCGTGAGAACTACCTTGCCGAGTTCTTGGCCGAGTCTGCAGGTGTGTTCCGTGGCGTCCGCCGGTGCGTGTACGGTGAGCTGAGGGCGCCGGAGCGGAAGCACGTGTACGTGGTGGGCTTTGATACGGCTCGGTACCAGGACTGGTCGGTACTCACAGTGCTTGATGCCACCACCCGTCCGTATGCCGTGGTGGGGTGGGAGCGGCGGCAGGGGCAGCAGTATGAGGAGCAGGTGCGGAGGGCAGCGGAACTGGCGGATAGGTACAACGGGGCATACGTGACGATGGATGCCACGCATGGGAGCATTGGGGACCCTATGCTGGAGGAGCTGCGCAAGATACATCCACGCAGTGGCGGGTATTACTACACGGGGGTAAGCAAGCAAGAGTTGGTGCAGCGACTTATACTGGCCATTGAGAACCGTGAAGTGGTGTTCCCCGAGATCCCGCAGCTCTTGAACGAGCTGGAGGCGTTCGAGTACGAGCTCACCCCGGCAGGCAACGTACGGTACGGGGTGCAGACGGGGTGGAATGACGACGCAGTAAACAGCTTGGCATTGGCCGTGGTGGCAGCTGATAGTAATGCCCAACCGGCACGGGTGCGCATGCTGGATGACCCGGAGGAGGATGACTGAGGTGAACCATGGCGCTGCGTGACTTGTTCGGGAGGCTTCTTGATACCGTAGTCCTTGGCCCTGTACCCCATGGTGGGAAGGGCTCAAGGATTGCCGGGACCGTCCTTGACCCCTACGACCAGCAGCGGGGGGTGGGGGTTGCCAGCCGGGGTGAGCCTGAGGACTATTTGAGCACGTATGGCGTCGTCTCAATGGTCTATGCCTGCGTGTTTGAGATAGCTAACACCGTGGCCAATATACCGCTCGTCGCATACCAGCGCTCCATACGAGGCGGCGCCCGTACCCGGCTGGACGAGTCGGACCCACGGGTGCAGGCATTCTATCGGCCCAACCCTCACGTCAGCAGGTACAGCCTGTGGGAGGGGTTGATGACGACGCTGGAGCTGTTGGGTGAAGGCGCCTTCGAGGTCGTATGGTCTGAGCGGGGCCGCCGGGTTCCCGAGCAGCTGTGGTCGATTGGAAGGCCCGATTACCTGACCATTGTGCCTGATGCAGAGACGTACATTGCCGGGTACAAGTACCAGCGCACCGGTGAGGAAGTTCCGCTGGAGCGGGACGAGGTGGTCTTCCACAGGTACCAGAACCCTATGAGTCCTATGCGGGGTCTGAGTCCGTTGGCGGCTGCCACGGATGCCGTAATAACCGATCGGTATGCCGTGACATATAATGAAAACCTCTTGGAGCAGGGGGCACGGCCGGGCGGGTTGTTGAGCACTGATGACATGCTCAGCGACGACGAGTTCCATCGCCTGCGTATGCAGTTCAAGCAGAAACATGCGGGGCCGAAGAATGCGTTCCGCACCCTGCTGCTCGAGAAGGGGCTGAAGTGGACGCAGGTAACGATGGCACCACGGGACTTGGAGTTCCTCAAGGGCCGGGCGTTCAACTGGAAGGAAATCCTCGCAGTATTCGGCGTGCCCCCGGCGGTGGTTGGTATATATGAGTCGATGGCGTATGCCAATGCCGTGGAGCAGCGCAAGATGTTCATTGGCGAGACAATAGTGCCCAAGTTGACCCGGTTGGCCGAGGACCTGACGCTGTTCGTTCAGATGTTCGTCGACGACCGACTGGTGGTAGAGTTTGACCCCTATGCGTTGCCCGTGATGCAGGAGGGTAAGGCGGTGGCGCGGGAGCAGAGTAGCAAGGCGCTGCAGGCTGGGGCTATAACAGTGAACGAGTACCGGGCGGACTTGGAGAAGCCACCTATAAAGGGTGGTGATGTGCGGCTGATACCGAGCGGGGTTGAGCAGGTAGAGGCAGGCAAGCCCCCGCAGCCTGCGGCGCCACGGGCAGTGCGGGAGGCTGCGGGGCACTGGAAGGTGCTGGCAGATGAGGGGGCCGAGGACCTGCGGGAGTGGAAGTTGGTGCGGTGGAAGCAGTTGATGGAGGAGAAGTTGCCGTGGGAGGAGAGGCTGCGGGCTGCGGGGGGCGGGTACCTTGCGGAGCAGGGCCGGAGGGTGGTTAGTAGGCTGCGGGCCATGGGGCCGGAGGACAGTCTGTTTACCGGGGTGGCTGCCGAGGTGCTGTTGCCGGTTGAAGAGATTGCGTTGCTTGAGGAGGCATTGCGCAGCGGGGTTGCGGGTGTAGGGGGGGCGGCGGGACGGTACTGGCTGGAGCAGCTGGGTGTGGCGGATGTGTATGACTTGGACAACCCGTATGTGGTAGCACAGCTGCACAGGCTGCAGGACCAGTACAGGAAGTTCAACGACACTGGACGAGGTCTCCTGACTGCAGCCCTTACCGGCGTTGTAACAGGTGGTGGGCTGTTGGGGCATGCGGTCCGTGGGGCACGCTCGTTCTACGACGAGGCGGTATGGCGGGCGGACACATTGGCAACGACCACAACCACCGGCATGTGGTCGGCCAGCACCCTCGGGGCAATGGTACAGGCACGGGTGCCAAGGACTAATTGGTTGACTGACCACGGGCCAAATGTGCGGGAGGCACACAGCATGGCTGAGGCCGAGTTCGGGCCGGGCACTCCCGGCATCGAAGTGGGCGAGTTGTTCCGGGTAGGTGGGGAGCTGATGGAGGCACCGGGCATGGGAGCTGACCCGGCAAACAACTGCAACTGCCATTGCTTCATAATACCCAACACCGAGGAGGTTGTTACGTGAGTAACCAAGGGGGCCAACCGGCAAGGACCGACAAGGTTCATGCCATCATAGGGGCCGGGCAGGTTGGCACTGCTCTGGCCGAGATGCTTGACGGTGAGTGTCGAGTGGAGATAATGGACGTAAAGCGACACGAGGTGGCTGGGGTAGATGTGCTGCACCTGTGTTACCCGTGGCTCACGGTGGCAACGCTGGAGTCGTATGCTGTCGATGTGGAGACGTTCAGCCCGAGGTACACTGTCATTCATGCCACCGTGAAGCCGGGCACAACGGACAGCTTGGCCCTGATGGTGGACGGGCCGGTGGTGCATAGTCCGGTGATGGGTAAGCACCCGCACCTCGGGAGGGACATGCAGATGTATACTAAGTTCGTTGCCTCCCGTGACGGCAGTGCCCGCAAGGAGTGCGCCGGGACGTTGGAGGACTGCGGGGTGCGCACCTATATAATGAAGGACCCACGGGTAACGGAGCTGGGCAAGCTCCTGAGTACCACCCGGTTCGGTATAATACTGGCGGTGGCACAGGCCACGCAGCGGCTGCTGGACGGGATGGACAGGGCACCTGAGTACAGTGATGTGGTGCTGCAATTCCTTGAGGTCTACAATACCGGCCTCAGGGAGACGGGCAGGAGCTACTTGGAGCAGCCCATGGTTTTGCCGGGCAGGGTGGGGGGGCACTGTGTTGTGCAGAACTACAGGATACTGCGGGAGTGGGCTGGGGAGCAGAAGCACGGGTACTGGTTCGTCGAGTTGCTTGATTTCGTCGAAAGACTCAACGGCGAGTTCACCGAAGAGGTGGAGGAAGCGTCATGGTAGACCTTGACGAGTTTGCCCACCTCACGGTGGCACAGGAGCAGCTGCTGGTGGCCAGTGCAGCGTACCAGCCTCCGGTAGTGTACCCATGGGTCAAGCTGGGTGTTGATGTACGACTTGGACATGGTGCAGTGATGGGGGTGCTGCCCCGGCGGCCAGCGGCCAGTGCAATGACCAGAGAGATGGCAGAGCCCGAGCCGTTGGTGGTGGGCCGGGATGTGACTGTGGGCAATCGGGCGCTGGTGTATGCAGGCACGGGGCTGGGTGAGGGGGTGTATGTGGCTGACTTTGCCACGGTGCGGGAGCGGTGTCTGATTGGCGAGCTGACAATAGTGGGCAGGGGCGTGGCGGTGGAGAACGATTGCCGGGTGGGTGCCCGGTGCAAGCTGGAGACGAATGTATATCTCACGGCATACAGCACGGTCGAGGACGATGTGTTCCTTGGCCCGTGCGTCATTACATCGAACGACAAGTCGATGGGGCGCACACCGGGCCGTGAGTTCAAGGGGCCGACGTTCAAGCAAGGGTGCCGTGTTGGTGCCGGAGCCGTCATACTGCCCGGCCTCACCATTGGTGAGGAGGCCTTGATAGGTGCCGGGGCAGTGGTAACGAAGGACGTGGGACCGCATGAGGTGTGGGTCGGCAACCCGGCCCGGCTGCTGCGCATGGTGGATGCGGCAGAGACACTGGAGGCCGTCCGAGGAGGAGATGGGCCATGAGATTCACTGACTGGGCCAGCAAGCTGCGCTCTGGTGAGCGGGCTGAGAGTACGGCCGTCAAGGCAGTGGTCCGTGACACGGTGAAGGAAGTGAAGGATGACGGGGTCATAAGTATGACCTTCACCCGCCGGGTCGTGGACCGGGACAGCGAGGTAATCGAACCGGGTGGTGGCCGGTTGGATGACTTCGCCAAGAACCCGGTGTTCCTGTGGGCGCACCAGTACCGCCAGCCAAGCATTGGCAAGGTGCTGATGCCCACGGTGGAGCAAACCGACGAGGAGGTGTTTGGCGACATCAAGTTCGATATGGCCGACCCCTTCGCTGCCCTTATTTTCGGCAAGTACCGGGGCGGGTTCCTCAATGCTTCCAGCATTGGGTTCATTCCCATCGAGTTCAGTCGTGAGCAGGCACTGGACAACCAGAAGGGTGTGACCATCACGGTATGGGACCTGCTGGAGTTGAGCGGGGTGCCTGTGCCCAGCAACCCTGGTGCCTTGCAGCGAGAGCTGGCGCTGGCACGGGCATGTGCCCTGTGGGATAATGGCATTGAGCTGGGAGAGGATGACACGGGCCTGTACCACCTTATGGTTGGTGCAGGTAACGATGTGCGGGTGTTGGCCGAGGAGCGGGCAGTGGTGCCGTACCGCAGCTACCCGCTGGCGGATGAGGCTGCCTCGTGGTCGTTCGGCGTGGCGGACGGGAACGTGCTGTTGGGGCCAACTGGGGCTGATTGGGAGAAATATGCCACGGTGCATGCGTGGTGTGACCCCTCGGGTGAGCGCTCGAGGGCAAAATACAAGTTGCCGCATCACAAGGTGCTGGACGGCCAGTTGAAAACGGTGTGGCGTGCTGTGGCCTCTGCCATGGCTGTACTTCTCGGCGGTCGTGGTGGGGCGGGCATACCAGAAGAAGACCGCAAGGACGTATACAACCACCTTGCGAAGCACTACGGGCAGTTCGGCAAAGAGGCGCCGGAGTTCAAGGCGTGGGATGACTTCGCTGCCGAAGAGCGGGCAGTGTACTTCTCGGGCGTGACGGACGCAGATATGGATGATGTGCGCATTGCACCCAGCCCGAAGTCATTCGCATTCGACCCTGTAACAGCCTTCCACGAGCTGCGCCAGCGTGCCGTGCATGTGGCGGAGCGGGTAGAGGCGGACGGCGTGGAGATGACGGATACGCAGCGCAGCATGGTGGCGCTGACGGTGGAGGCGCTGGAAGGTATTTTCGGTGGCAAGGTGCTGCCGGTAACGCTCGGTGGACCGGGCTTCCCGGTGGTGCCTGAGAGTGATGCGGCAGCGGTGCGTACGCTGTTGGAGGTGGAGCGGCGTGTTGATGATGCGTTGCTGACGGACGAGCTGTTGAGCTTGGAGGCACAGGTAGACCGTGCCCGCAAGCTGGTGTGAAGTGATAACCCGATGAGGCCTGTAACCTGTAGCCCTCGCCGTCAGGCTATGACGGCATGGTAGCAAGAAACTGAAATTACGTTCATTGGAGGTACACGTTGTTCAAGACTCTGAAAGAGGCCGTTGACTGGCTTATCGGGCAGGGTATTGACGAGGCCAAGGCGCAGGAGATGGCACCAGCGCTCGTCATCGAGGAAGCGGAGGCAGGCGGTGAAGCTGCCAAGGTAACACCGGTTCCCGACACCACACCCGAGGCCATAGCGGCCCGCATCAATGAGAAGCTCGACGAACTTGAGGGCCGCAAGGCCACGGGGTATGACGAGGAGGTCCTGAGCCGCATGGTTGAGGACCAGATCGCTGCCCGTGACGCTGCCCATCGCAAGGCTGCCGAGCAACTCGAGCCAGCGCACTATGCTAAGGTCAGCATGACCGACCTGAAGGTAGTGGATACCATGGAGCAGTTGCTGGTAACTCCCACCGAGGACCACGAGGTGCGTGAGTTCCAGCTCGCTTGTGATGACCTCTATATCCTCAACAGCGTACTTGGCTCGAAGGCACGGGCCGAGAACCTGCCGTGGGGGCCATCAGACTGGTCCAAGCTGAAGACCTTCGGTCGGGTCCACGACATGCTGGCACCAGGACGGACGAGGCTGGGCAAAGCCCTGTACTCGACGGGTGCTGGTGTCGGTGACGAGTGGGTGCCCACCGGCTTCAGTGCGCAGCTCACTGAGCTGTTTCACCTGCAGTACATGGTGGCTGCTCTGTTTGAGTCCATTCCCATGCCTACGAACCCTTACACCCTCCCCGTCGAGGCATCCGATGCCACGGCGTATCTCGCCACGGAGTCGCAGGCCGATGAATCAACCAAGCTCCGGGCCAGCACACCGGAGACGACCAGCCTGACCTTCACTGCGGTCAAGCTGGCGGCTCGTACGGTGTTCAGTGCCGAGGTGGAGGAGGACAGCATCATTCCCATTCTGCCATGGGTACGGTTGCAGGTTGCCAAGGCCATTGCCTTCGGTGTTGAGGATGCAATCCTCAACGGTGACAGTGCAGGCACGCACCAGGACACCAACGTGACGGGCAGCGACGACGCCCGGAAGAGTTGGTTGGGTCTGCGTGCTGCTGCCATCGATGGCACCAGCCTCACCACGTCGTTCAGCAATGCCGAGCCCACGCTCGAGTTGCTGCGCGACGTGCGGGAGTTGCTGGGCACCCGTGCAGGTGATCCCGGCAATCTTGCTCTCATCGTTTCGGCCCTCGAGTACATCAAGCTTCTGGGCATCACCCAGGTCTTGACGCTTGACCAGTATGGCCCTGCAGCCACAGTGCTGACGGGCGAGCTGGCCAAGATCGATGGCATCCCCATCGTCACGTCCGAGAAGATGCAGGACAACCTCGGCGCCAGTGGGTACTACGATGGCGTGAACACGGACCGGTCGAGCGTCATACTGGTCCATCGCCCCTCGTGGTTGCTGGGCGAGCGTACCGGCATCACCGTGCGTTCGGTGGAGGACATCGAGACGGACCAGACTAAGATGGTCAGCAAGATCCGGCAGGACTACCAGGCGGTGTTCCCGGTGACCACGGCTGCGAACAAGGTTGTGGCCCTCGGGTACAACATTGCTACGTAGCGTTCGTTGACACTGTGAACCTTCAACCGAATGGGAAACGAGAGATATGACCCTCGAATCCTTGACCAATCTCGGCTCACGTTTCGGCTGGGACAATCCGGTAGCAGGAACGCCGGACCTGAAGAGCGTGCTGACCGAGCTGCAGGGGTGGCAGGTGGATGTAATCCGTGGGGCAGATACCGCTTCGGTGGATCTGTCTATCAGTGGCATTGCCACCACGGACACCATCCTCAAGGCGCTCCGGTTCGATGTTGTGGCGGCTTCTGGGCTTCAGGAGGTCGTGGAAATTGCTGCGGCGAGCATCAAGGTTCGCTCGACTGGCAACGTCCGTGTGACTGCTGCAACGAACAAAATCGACTTCATCGTTCTCTTCTGGTACGACAAGGCATAGCCGGTGTCTACCAGAGGCCAAGCGACGAAAGTCGATTCCCAGCAGGGGGTACCGGCCACAACCGGTGCCCCCACGTTGGGGCTCGTGATGATGGCACGGGATGAAGAGGTACGTATTGAGCAGGCACTGCGTTCTGTGGCTGGTGTCTGTGACCATATGCTGGTGGGAGTCGACGACAAGACCGTTGACCGCACTTACGAGATTGCTGAGGCCTGTGGGGCCGAGGTCTTTTATTTCACCTTCGATGAGGATTTTTCTACCGTACGCAATATGCTGCTGACCAGATGTCCGTGTGATTGGGCACTGGTGCTGGATGGGCACGATGAGTTGAGTGCTATGTCCCGGCAGATTGTGCCTGAGGCTATCAAGACGGTGCCACTGGAAATCAATGTCATCAAGGGGCTGGTTGAAATTGACCGGGACAAGTTTGGAAACCCCGGTTGGGTCATACAGCAGCCAAGGCTGATACGCACTTCCTCGGCGGTGCATTATGTCAACGAGGTACATAATGCTTTGCACCATACTGAAGAGGAGATGGCGGAAGCCAACCAAGTTGTCATACGTGACTTCAAGCCACCTGATCGGCAGGTGGCTCGCAAGGCACAACGCAGCGACCTCAATCTGCGTTATTTCCTCGGGAAGGTGAAGGCTGACCCACGTGACGAGAGGGCGTGGTATTATCTTGGTGCTGCCTACCTTGAGCGTGAGGAGTGGGTTGAGGCTATAGCGGCATACCGGAAATATCTGAAGTATGGCACGTGGCGCATTATGCGTGTGCGTGCCCGTATGACGGTGGCACAGTGCTACGTGCAGATGGAGAAGTACGGCAAGGCGAGGCAGGAGGCGTTGCAGGCGCTGCGGGAGGGGCCGGAGCGGGTGGAGCCGTTGCTCATGCTGGCTGCCGTTGCCGAGAAGGATGGCGACATGGGCGAGGCTATTGCATGGATGCAGCGCAGTACTAATGTACAGATGCCAGCCAAGTTCATGGAACTTGATGTGGGTGATTATACGTGGCGCCCGTGGAAAATCCTCATGCATCTGTATGTGAAGGTTAATGCTGCCCGTGACGTGATAATGGCAGCTAATAAAGTGCTATCATACATGCCCGATGACGAGAGTGCATTGGTGGCTGGTGAGATGGCACGCAAGCATCTTGGGCTGGTTGACCGGCGTAACGCCAACACCCGTGTGGTGGTGGTTGACCACCTGGCAACATTCTCCCGGCAGATAGGTGAGGCTATATACCGGCGCTCGTGGGTGCAGCGCATAGAATTGTATGACTTGAAGCAGGCAGAAGATGCCACGCACATATTCGTCGAGTGGGCTGGCCGGAACCTGGTAGCAGCTACTGTGAACCGTAACTCTGACCAGAGACTGGTGACCCGGTTGCATTCGTATGAGGCTTATGAGGCAACGCTGCGGCAAGTGAGGTGGAGCGAGGTGGATGCTGTTGTGTTTGTTGCCGAGCATGTGAGGGATTATGTGATGGGCCAGGTATCACACCTGCCTCTTGAACGGACACGGGTCATACCGGTGGGTGCTGACCTTGAGCGGTTTGCCTTCGAGCCGGAGGCAAGGGACATGCAGCTGGTGGCATGGATGGGTAGGTTGGCACGGGAGAAGGGTGTGCCAATGCTTGTGGAAATAGCTCGGTTGAACCCTGACCTCACTTTCGTTGTGGGTGGTGAGTTTCAGCATGGTGAGATAGAACGGTACTTATTGGAGCGGAGTCCACAGAACCTGGTGTATACGGGGTACGTAAAGAGGCCAGAGGAGTTTCTGCGAAAGCCCGGCTTCATAGTGAATACCAGTGTGCGTGAAGGCAGCCCGGTGGCGGTGGCTGAGGCGGCTGCTATGGGGTGTGTGCCGTTGGTGCATTACTGGCCGGGTGCGCAGACGCTGTGGCCTGAGTTTATGTTTGATGGTGCCAGTGACTTCAGGCGCATGTATGACACCGTGTTGGCGAATTATGCGAATGCTCAGCGTGGTGCTCGTGCTGTAGTAGAGGAGCGTGATGATGGGCAAAGGAACAACGAGATGTTGGTCGATGTAATCCTTGGAGTGGAGGCCTAGCGGTATGAGCAAGGATATGGTGATAGGGTATCATGACCTTGTCAACGTGCGGCTGGTGAATATTCCGCACGGTTTCGAGCAGCTGTTGTATGGGGAGTTGGCGTTCCTGCAGCCTGACAATGTCACGGAGATACATGGTGAGGTGCGGTTTGTTGACAAGGTACCGGACAATGGGCCGTGGCAGCATGTGAGTAAGTTGGCCCGGTACAATGATACCATGTACTGCATCGTTGACGACAATTTCAGTAAGGTTGCGCTGCCTTTCGATGACATGGTGGCTGGTACAAGGCCATGGGTGATGTATGTGGAAGTGGGTGGTACGTGGCCGTGGTACTACATCTACGGGATACTTGAATTCTTTGTGAAGCTGTCGGCCGTCCAGGCGGGTGCTGTCTTTGCCCATGCTTCCGCATTCGCCCCGGCGGGTGGTGATGCTACGGTGGTGACGGCTTTCGCTGGCACTGGCAAGACTTCTACCATGCTGCATGCTGTGCATGGGGGAGACATGTTTCTGGCCGACGACTATGTGTTGCTGTACAAGGGGCAGGTGCTGGCGTATCCGAAGCCAATGAACCTGTACAGGTACAATGCTGATGAGTGCCCGTGGCTGTTGGATATAATCAAGGACGAAAAGGACCGTACCAAGCTGGAGGGTAGTATGTGGAGGGTGCGCAGCCCGCTGCAGACGTTCATGCCCGAGGCGAAGATTGGTTATCAGGCTCCATTGGGTACGGTGATATTCCTGACCCGTTCTGACCGCAGCACCCCTGATGTGCGTACGGTTGAGTGTAGTTGGTTGGCACGCAAGATGGCTCGGTGCCTTGCTTATGAGCGCCGGGAGTTTGATGGGTGGTACAGGACTTGGGCTTACGCACGGGTGTCTGAGCTTGATATGGTTGACAGGCTGCAGACGGCGGAAGCCAGCATACTGCGCAGCACCTTACAGGGTGCTCGCACCTTGGCTGTGGAGGTACCCGCAGATGTACCGGCGGCGGACCTGCATGGCCTCATCAAGGAGGTATCAAAGTGAGACTCACATACACACCGGGGCCGGGCGCACCACAGCAGTTCCGGTACCTGCGTCACCGGTTTGAGGCCGATGGCGATTCCGTCGATGTACCCGATGATGTTGGGGTGGCTTTGATGGGGGCGCACCCCGGCGACTTCGTCCGTGGTGGCAAGGCACCACTGGCGGCACCAGCCGACAAGATGGTAGGTGGGCCGGGCGCCGTGAAGGAACCAGGCGATGAGGAGGCAGCCTACGAGGTACTGCCGGTGACGGCGGATGCTGTGGTGGCAGCCTATTCGTACAAGGTCCTCGGGAAGATGTGTAAGGACCATGGTCTGTCTGCCGGTGGCTCTGCGAAAGCACGGGCCGAGAGGCTCATGGCAGCCGGGGTTGAGTTGGAGGTGTCATCGTGAAATCAGTTGGTCTTGAGACGCTGTTCGGTGGTAGTCCCGATGCTGTCAAGTTGGCTGAGACCGAGGGCACGAATGCTGGAGCAACTGCTACGTTGGCGGCACCGGGTTCAGGATACCAGTATCTTGTGTACGGGTTCGGTGGCTGGTCAGACAGCTCTGCCCTCGTGACGCTGAAGTTTGGGGCAGCGACCCAGATCGAGGGGTCGCTGACGACCAACAAAGAGGAAAGCTATCACCGAGACTTGGCGGTACCGCTGCCAGCCGGTGACAATGTGGCTGTATCGTGCGTGGTATCGGCTTCAACTGCTGACTGCCATGCCATGGTCTATGCCCTGAAGGTGCCGGTGTAGCATGGCAGCCGGGGATAGTTACAACCTGATAATCATTGCCCGCTTCAAGCGTGCTCTTGGCATAACGGGCAGTGGTGATGACACCCTGTTGGATGAGCTGGGCGAGGCAGCAGAGGTGTGGGTGGATAACTACTTGGGCCGCTCGCTGGCTATTGAGACGCATACCGAGTATCACGATGGTATGGGCAGGGGGCACGGTGACCTTGTGCTGTTGCACCGGCCAGTGAGTAGCGTTACGACGCTGCACGATGACGTTGACCGGGACTTTGCTTCCGCTGACCTGATAAGTAGCGATGATTACTACTTGGACGGTGCCCGTGGTATCATACGGTTGCTGCCCTCGTTTGCTGGCCTTACTGGAGCAGGGCACTTCACTCGGGGGGTAGCCAACCTCAAGGTGGTATATGAGGCTGGGTACAACCAACAGGACAGTGGTACTGACCCCGAGGTACCGGCTGACCTTGCAATGGCCATAATGGAGGTGGGCCGGGCTCTTTATAGTGACGTCGACAACCAGAACGAGATGGCTGTCCGTACGAACTATGGAGAGTACTCGGTTGAGTGGGTGTTGGATAGGTTGCTGCCCAATACCCGCAGGACGCTGGGATTGTACCGGCAAGTGCGGTCGTTCTCGCTGTGAGTGAAACGATACGTATAACGTCACCCGACCTGTTGCCGCTGTTGGAGGTGATGCGCCGTAGCGACCGCAATGCTGTGGGCAGGTTGTTACACCAGCGCATCACTAACTCATTGCGCCGGGTGCAACGGCGAGCACGTACCGAATACTTATCAGGGCCGCCGTCACGTACACGTCTTGGCTGGGTAACGGGTGCATTGCGCATGAGTGTAGGGAGCGTGTTCACCGTGCGGCACAGGGGTGACTGGGTGGTTGGCGAGATGGGTACGCAGGGGCAACCACATGCTCGCATACATGAGGAGGGTGGCATCATAAGACCAAGGAGGGCCAGCATGTTGACCTTCCGCACTCGCAGTGGGCAGTGGGTTAGTACCCGGCAGGTCCGTATGCCGAAGCGCTCATACCTTGGCAGGGCACTGCGTGACGAGGAGCTGGCCATCAATATGCAAGTTGGTGGTGCGCTGGACCGGATAGCTCGTGCCATTGAGGGAAGGGGTGAGAGGTGAGCAACAAGCGGCAGAGTATTGTTGAGGCCTTACAGACGATACTGCAGGGTATTGATGGCACCGGCTCGTATGAGACTACTGTGCAGACGGTGGTGTTGGGGCCAGTGGATATCAATGCCAAGCGGGGTGCCGATATGCCGCTGTTGGAGGTGTATGGTGGGCCTGAGCTGAACAAGGGTGACACGATGCCCCGGCGCATACACAGTGCGCTGGAAGTACACGTCATTGGTGTGCAGAAAGTTGCCACCGATGCAGAGAAGGAAACTGAGGCCAATAAGCTGATTGCTGACGTGAAGCGTGCCATATACGCCGACCGCCAGTTGGGTCTTGGGCATACCTACGTGTTGGATGCATACGTGCGTACGGCAACGCCCATAGAGTCCGAGGTGACCAGCATAGTTATCACGGCCATGGAAATTGTCGTGCAGTACACGCACACCACAGAGGCGGCTGATATATGAGTACTACGGTTGACTGGATAACTCGGCTCGAGCGGTTGCGTGATGTGCTTGAAGGTGACAACCGCACCGGGCACATACAGTGGCGGGCGGGCAGTGACCGCACGAACCATGGTTGGGCGCACTTGGACGTGACGATTGTCGAGGACGAGCCCATGGGGGTATTGACGCCGATGGGTGTGCGTCGTGTCCAGAAGCAGATGCCTAGCAAGTGGGAGTGCTGGCTGGATGTGCGGGTAGAAATAATCCGGTACAATGCCAACCCCGACGAGGTTGTCGAAGACCTCGTGAACGACGTGCAGGATTTCGAGGACCGCATACTGGCGGACCGGCAGCTTGATGATGGTGAAGGTACTGCGCTGCTCGTGGACATGACGCCCAACACAGCTGACTTTGACTGGAGTAGGTTGCGGCCCGACGGTGGTGTGGCTGCAGCTATTATAAATATCAGCATGAGGGAATACGCATGAAACGGGTAGTGCTGAAGTATGTAGGACCGGGCCGCAGGTTTGCCAACATCGATGTACCTGGTGAGGGCACGGTGCGAGTGGCGGTCAACGAGGAGGCCGAATTTCCTGAAGACATCGCCAACAATCTTCTGGACCAGGGCGGCTGGAAGAAATCACGGCGGCGCTCCAAAAAGGAGGAATAGGCCATGAGTATCGGTGTAGGCTTCAAGGGCCACATCGGCATCGTTGCGGAGAACACGTGGGGTACCGAGAAAACCCCACGCACTGACTGGTTTGAGTTCATCAGTGAGTCGCTCTCTTACAACGTGCCAATGGTGCCGCTCCCGACCATACGGGGCCGCTCGAGGCGGGATTTCATCGACGGCGTTCATTACGCTGAGGGTGACATCAACACGGTGTTGTTCTTCGAGGGGCAGGAGCTGTTGTTCAAGCACCTGCTCGGTTCGGCTGTAAAGTCGGCCAATGACTCGACGTGGGACCACGAGTTCACCCCCGAGACGGATGAAATGACCGGGCTCACTATTGAGGTTGAGCGTGACATCGAGTGCCATAACTACCTTGGCATGAAGGTGACGGGCTTGGACCTCTCTCTGGAGGTGGGTGGCTATCTCGAGGCGGCGTGGTCGTTCATCGGCAAGAGCCGTATTGTTGAGGGGACGCCGGGCACCCCATCGTATCCCGACACGTTGCCCATTCACTATGGGCAGGTGGTGTTCACTCTCAATTCGGTCACTACGTACGTGCGGGCCTTCCGTATGTCTATCACAGCACCCTTCACTTCGGCACGTGGGAAATTGGGCAGCACGGTCACGGCTGAGCCACGACCTAGCGGTGTGTTCGCTGTAGAGGGTGAAATTGAGCTGGAGTTTGATGAGGTTGTTTCGCTGGGGCTGCATCTGGCGGGCACCGAGATACCCATCCAGCTCGTGTGTACTGGTGATACGGCAGCGGGTGCCGAGAGCTACACGCTGACGATACTCATGCCGCGGTGCAGATTGATGGACGCGGCTGACCCGCAGATCGGTGACGCTGGACCCATTGTGTACACCATCCCCTTCATGGCGGTGTACGACAACGACACACCGGACGACGAGCTGACCATCACGCTGCGTAACCTCAACTCGGTTACGGTGTGACGGGCAGGTAACAAAGGAGGCCATACCGATGAGTGGCAACGAGCAGTTCACGCCCACCCCGGCATCGCAGATACGGGGCAAGGGACAGGATGTAGTGCAAAGCCCGATGACGGAATATGTGTATCGTATCCGTCAACTGACAGCCGACGAGTTCGCAGACATCTACGAGGGGCTCCCGGCTGGCTTCATAACAGCACAGTCCCTGCCGCCCGCCGAGGTTGACGAGGCAGACCAGATAGAGGCGCTGCGTGTCATTGATAAGGTTGTGGTGGCAGGCACGGTGGAGCCACGGGTGGTGGCTGGTATAGCACCACCTGATGATGAAGAGGTGGTTGGCACTGCTGACCTTGGACTGGCAGAGACCACATGGATTGCCAGTCAGGTGCTGCGGCTGAATGGCATTGACGTCGACCTTGGAGAAGCCCTTGCCCCTTTTTCCAGCGGGCCGGACCACTCCTTGACGGAATTGCCAAGCGATACGGAGTCCTCCCCCATAGCCTGATGGGGCTGTTTGTGCGGGAGTGGCAGTTCGATGTATCGGTTGCTATGGCGGGGCTTGATGCAGAGGAGCGTGAGCGCAAGCGGCACCAGCGGGAGCTGGACCGCAAGGGCCGCCGAAGCGGGTACCGGTTAGGAAGGTAACATGGCAGACCGCAGGGTCACTATCATAATACAGGCGCTGGACAAGGCCAGCGGGCAGTTTCAGAAGGTAGCCAAGAACCTCGGTGACGTTGAGAAGCAGATGCGCAAGACGTCCGTTGAGGCTGGCAAGCTGGGTCGCCAGATGGTTATTGCTGGTACTGCCATGGCCGGTGTTGGTGCTGTTGCTATAAAGATGGCTGCCGATGTGCGTGCTGGTGTCACTGAGGTCGGTACGCTCATGGACGGGGTAACGCAGGGCGAGCTGCAGGACATGCAGCGGGAGCTTCAGGACTTGGCTGTGGCTTCTGGGCAGGCGCTCAAGCCTCTCATCAAAGCCCGGTACGACATTGTGTCGGCTGGGTTCCGGTCGGCTGCTGACTCTGCCACGGTGCTGAACCAGGCGGTGCAACTTGCAACCGCCGGTGCCTCTAATGCTGCAACTTCGGCTGACATATTGACTACTGCCCTGAATGCGTACGGTATGTCAGCCGATGAGGTTGGCCGGGTTTCTGACGTATTGTTCCAGACCGTGAAGTTTGGTAAGACCACCCTTGACCAGCTTGCTGGCAGCCTCGGTGTAGTGTTTCCCATGGCCCGTACCTCGGGCACTTCTATAGAAGAGGTCGGGGCTGCAATGTCTACCATGACGGCTGCCGGTATAGAAACCACTCTTGCCAGCACTTCCCTGATGCGTGTGTTGCAGGCCATGGCGGCGCCTACTGGTGAGGCTGGGCAGGCGCTTGAAAAGATGGGCATCAAGACCACCGATGCTGCGGGCAAGATGCATAACCTCATCGGGATAGTAGAACAGTTCCGTGGCCTCAGTCTCGAGGAAGTGCGTGAGCTGGTACCAGACATTAGGGCTGCCCGTGGACTGCTGGCCATGGCAAACAACATAGACACGCTGCGTGAGAGCTTTGAGGCCATGGGTGATGCAGCTGGCAGTACCGAGACGGCTTTCAACATGATGCAGGCTACCCTCCGTACCCAGCTCAACCGGGCGCTCCAGTCCGTGAAGGTCGCCCTGGTCGAGGTCGGGACGGCGCTCGAGCCGATCGCGCGGCAGTTCGCCGATGCCTTCGTCCCGGCGATGCAGAACCTGGCCGAGTTCGTCCAGGCCAACCAGGGCCTCGTCAAGACCCTCGCCGCGCTCGTGGCCGGGCTCATCGGCGCCGGCGGCGTTCTCATGGGCTTCAACCTGGCGACGAAGGCGGTCGGCGCGCTGCGGATCGCTTTCGCGCTCCTGACGTCTCACCCGATCCTGGCCGCGATCAGCCTCATCGTCGGCGCCCTCGTGGCGCTGGAGACGAAGTTCGGGCTCGTGACCCGGATCGTCAAGGCGTTCGACGACGCCTTGAAGGGGATCAACGCCGAGGCCCGCACCCATATCGAGATCACCGGGCAGGCGGCCGACGTCATGGCCGAGTACAACCGGAAGGTCGAGGAGCTGCGGGACACGCAGCCGGAGGTCTATAACGAGCTCGGCAGGCTCGCGGACGAGCTGATAAAAAAGGGGACGAACGTCTCCCTCGCGCAGGTCATGGCCTACAACCAGATGGCCGCCGAGGGCAAGATACTGACCCAGTCGGAGCTCAAGAGACTGGACGAGGAGCGCATGGCGCAGGAGCGCGCCGTCGAGGAACGTATCCGCGCAGAGGCGCGGTTCACCGACGAGGTCTCCGCCCTGCGGCTCGACCTGCAGCGTGAGACCTGGGCGCTCCGAGGCGAGGATATGGCGCAGCTCGAGGATGAGATGCGGGAGCGGCGCCGGATGGTCGCCGACCGTTTCGACTCGGAGATCGCGCTGGCCGAGGAAGGCAGCGAGCGCCGGACGGCCCTCGAGCGCCAGAAGACCGACACCCTGGCCCAACTGGACGAGATATACGCCCTGAAGCAGGAGGAGATCGCGAAGCGGACGGAGGCCGCCGACCGCAAGCGGCACGAGGAGAAACTGGCGCGGGAGCGCGCCACGCTCGACCAGATCAACGAGGCCTGGCTGCAGTACGCGGCGAACGACGAGCAGCGGCAGGCCGCCGAGATCGCCGCCGTGGACGCCCGAGCCGAGGCGTGGCTGGAGTACATAGACGTCCAGGTCAGGGCCGGGGAGATCGCCGCCGAGGAGGCGGAGAAACTCCGGACCATGGTGGCGCAGACGATGGCCGGGGTGCGGAGCGATGTGCAGGCTACTGCTGATGGGATGTCTGATGGGTTTGAACGAGCTGCCGGGCAGATTACAAACAACTTCACCAACATTATATTCGGCAGCATTGGTGAAGGGTTCCGGCAGGCTACCAACGAGGCCGACAGATTCTTCAGTGGCGTGATGCAGATGATATCTCAACTGGCTGCCCGACTGGCAGTGTTTCAAGCAATCAAGCTTCTGTTCCCGCAGGTGTCTGCTGGTCTTGATGTTGGCAAGTTTGTCTTCGGCATGCAGCATGGTGGGGTGGCTGGTGTTGACCGCAGGCCGCCGGGCAGCCGGGACGTTATCCCTGCCATGCTTTCACCTGGCGAGGTGGTGTTGACACCAGCTCAGGCGTCAGCACTTGGCAGGGACATGGGCCGGGGTGGCTTGCGCCGGTTGGAACTGGATGTGACGGCTCGCACCATATTCGGCACCCATGGCGAACGGGATGCAGTGGGTAGGGAGATTGTCGAAGTGGTGAGGCCGTTATTGGAGGAGTGATATGGCAGATCCTGTAATACATTTGAAAAGCCTGCCGGGTGCTACCCGTGACCATGACGTGACGTTCATGGACGAGCCGCCTTACACCTGTGAGCGGGACAATGCTGACAGTAGGTTCGAGTCCAACGAGGGTGCTATACGGGCCATGGCCCGGCGTATACGGCGGGGGCTGGGACTGGACGATGTGTATCTGACACGGGCCAACAAGCTGGCATTGGACCAGTTGCAGGCCAGCCGGGAAGAGTTCTGTGTATCGCCACCGTGGAAGGATGGCGTGGATGTACTTACTTACTTGCCGTTGCAGAAAACGCTCAGTGACATGCTGCACAAGGACGTCCGGTCTGCAATAACGTTCACCCGCAAGTGTCAGAAGGCCTCGGCAATATCGGGCAAGTGGTTCGGCCTCGATGAGTCGGTATATGGGACAGCACCCTTCGGGATGGGCCTCCACGTCACAGATCCGTCGCAATATCTCGACTACGTCTCGTTCGAGGACAAGGTCTACATGACCGCAGACGCCTCGGACAACGCCTCAACCGACACGACACTCACGTTCAAGAATGCGGCGGCAATCGAGAGGTTCTATGTCGGCCAGTACGTCATGGTCTCGACCGAGGGGCTCGCGACCAACGTGTGGGAGCCGGCTATCATCGACTCGGTGTCGTCGAACAAGATGGACGTCACGCTCACGACCGGGTCGACCAACTTGGGCAACACCTCCTCGTTCACCGTCGCCCAGAGAGCGTACGTCACTAACAACCTTTTCTCGGATGGCCTCCTCGAGGACTCCGGGACCGGGAGTATTACCAACTTCAACACGCCGTCTCTCGTTGAGAAAAACAAGACGATGCAAGAGACCGGGACACAGTGTCTCCGGGTCATCGGCGGTTCCGACAATGATGGCATCGAGCAAGACTTCGGCGACTACCCGGCCGGGCTCGAGTTGTTCGTGATAGCCAGAGTGAAAGTCATTCGCGGCACCATGCGGTTTCAGGTCATCAACACGACCAACGCATACGCTCCGCTCGCCCACAATCCATCCGCTGCGACTTGGACGTGGATAAGATACTCCGCATCGGTACGGCAATCGGTCGGGACTCAAGGGTCGGGTCAAAAAGCGATGCACATGCGGTTTTTTCAGACCGGCGCGACCGAGGCCGAGTACCTCATCGACCGCATCGAGGTCTATCAGAACTTCGTTCCCAACGGTTCATTCGAGGGAACCTACACGACCGGCGACCCGGACGCGCCGGACGAGATAGCGCCGTCGTGGGGGTCGCAAGCCACCGAGAGTGGTGACGACTTCACCAAGTCCGCCTCTGAGCATGGAGGCGCGTCGGCTCAGGGTATCGATGTAGAGGAAGCCGCTGAAGGAATCAAGACCGATTCAGCAAGTGTGTATGATGATGCGACATGGTATTGGACCGGGTGTCATTTGAAAGTGACGAGTGGTGTAGCAACGATGAACATGTCGGTCGATGGTGATGTTGGAGGCGGGGTCACGGCTAACGAGTGGACACTCATCTCCGAGTGCCTCCTCACGACCGGGTCGCAACGCATCAAGATTATGTCCGATGGAGGGGCGGCTAATTTCTTGGTCGACGATTGCTTCGCCGTCAAGATTCCCGGCAATCCGTTCGATGATGCCTACTACGACCTTCCGGAGCCGTTGTCGACCGATGGGTATACTATATTTTGGACGTGGATGCCCGATGTGGCGAATACTGGTTATGACCAAGATGCAGCTATCTGGACTATTGCTCGCAGAGTTTTTGCTTCAAGTGACAGGGTGTATTCCACATACGATGAAAGCGCCACCACGATGGTGTTTTCGAACACCTCGACGGCAAGCGGTAACGACCAATCGAATATAGCGTCAACCACATTCAACGCCAAAGACAAAATGTTCTTTGCCATGAAGGTTGACGGGGGAACGGGGGCGATGAAGTCTTGGCGGAAAAACGGAACCGGTGCTACATCAACCGGTTCCGGGGCTGGGGCCACGATAGCTGCAGGGCTTACGAGGTTATGGTTCAGGTCCGGGAGTGGTGCTGAGTTTCATCTGTCTTCGAGGGGCACGGCGGCGTGTTTTATTGTTGTCAATGAAGTTATGTCAGATGCAGATATTGAAGCCATCCTTGACATGTTCTCTGGCGTTGATGCCGATGTGCTGGCGCTGCAGGAAGAAACGCATGGGGTGCTGTACCGGGTGGCGCCGGGGGGGGTGGATGTGGAGCCGTGGCAGTCTGATAAGTTCCACGGTCAGGTGGGGCTCGTGGAAGTTGACAGGGTTGGTGTACGTACCGCATTGCCGTAGCAGCAGGGGGGAGTGACGAGAATGGCAGATGTAGCCATACACTTGAAGAGCTTGCCGGGTGCGGATGTTGCGCATGACGTGACGTTCTACGAGGAGCCACCGTACGGTGGTGGCCGTGAGGACCGGGATACGATGGTGGGAGTGATGGATGGAGCCATACGTACCGGAGAGCGGCGTATACGTAGGGACTTGATGTTACGGGACGTTTACTTGCAGCGGGCCGATAAACTGGCGTTGGATGACTTGGCCGAAAGCCGTGAGCGGGTGGTGGTGAGCCCGCCGTGGGATGGGGAAGACACACTTACTTACCTGCCGCTGCAGGGCACGCTGTACGACCAATGGGTTGAGGACAAGCGGGGGCAGATAACATTCGCCCGCAAGTGTACCCGTTTCAACCCCGTAACGGGTGCCCCGGTTGGATTCGATGAACCCCTCTACACTGACGCCCCCTTCGGTAAGGGCATCAACGTGGGTGATGTGATAAATGACACCCACTTTCCCAGCTTCGAGGTAAAGTCATACGTTACGGTGAACGCCAGCGACTCGGGCTCGACCACGGTTATAACAGTCAAGGACGCCACGCACTTCTATGCCACCCAGCTCGTGATGGTTAGCACTGAGGGTGTGGCAACGAACTTGTATGAGGCGGCAAAGATATCGAGCATTTCAGGCAACCAGCTCACACTGACAGATACTGCTGGTACTGCTGCATTGACCAATACGGCATCATTCACTCGGGCCAACCGGACGTATGTTTCGAGTAACCTCATATCTGATGGCCAGATGGAAGACTCGGGTATGGGTAGCTGGGCCGATACTGGCTCGCCTTCATTGACTCAGAAGACGGATACGATGCAGGAGACAGGCAGCCGGGGGCTGTATTGTGAAGCTGGTGATGCGAATGATGGTGTTATACAGACGCTGACATTCCAGGGCGGCACGGACTTGGTGGTTTTCATACGGGTACGGAATATATATGTGACGGCTGGTGGTGAGCTGCAGGTGCGTTTAGAAGATCAAGAAGAGCAGTACAATGGCACAGCATGGACATGGTTGCGGTATTGTTATCAGGTTGGCGGGGCGGGTGACCAGACGTTCCGGCTCTATATAAGGCAGAACGATGGCAATGCGTTGGCCTTTGTGGTTGACCGTGTTGAGATGTATGAGAATGCTGTTGGTAATGGTGGCTTCGAAGGAGTGTATGTCGGTGGTGCCGGGAGCGATGTTGCGCCGGAATGGGCGGCTGATGGAGCGGGGACATTCGATGAATCGGCAACCGAGCACAGTGGAGATGCGGCCCAAGATATTGATGTCGCGGCTGCGGCTCGCGGTATCGTCTCCTCGGCCAATGTGTTTGCGTCTGGGGCTTGGTATTATGTCGGAGGATATTTTCAGGTATCATCCGGCGAAGCGCTTATTTCCACTGAGTCGGCTAACGAGATTGTAGCCGAACTCGATAGCACCGTCTATGCCTCATATGCAGTCGCTCATGCGCTATGGCTTGCGGACGCAACAGAAAAAATTAAAGTGCTTTCTGATAGCGGTGCGGCTGACTTCTTGGTTGATGACGTGTGGGCCATCCGCATCCCGGGCACCTCGTCCGACGGCGGGCCGTACGATGACGCATACTACGACCTCCCGGAGGCGCTTTCGACGACCGGGTTCACGGTGTTTGGGATGTGGCGACCTGATTCTGCTAGAGATGCTGCTGCCATCGACCCATACATGGTCGGCTTTTCAAGAAGAACATATGACTCGAATGACAAATTCTTGGTCGTTTACGATGAGTCTGTCGGCAAACTTGTGTTCCACATGGAGGAGGATGGAAATGGCTCTGTCAGAATCGAGTTGGCTGATTTGTTTTCGGCTGGGGACGATGTGTTCTGGGCGTATAAGATTAGTGGGGCGGCGGGGTCACAAAATGCGAAGGCGTGGTTTAAGGTCGGGAGCGATGCTACAGTAACCGGAACTGTAGGCTCCGGGGAAACACCGACCGGAATGACTCGTATGTGGGTTGGGCGTTCTCCTGCATCTTATGGTTTCTTCGCTCGTGGTGCGCTTGTTTGCATCCTGATAGAAAACTCAGTCCTTACTGATGCCCAAGTCGAGGCGCTCCTTGACTTGTTTGCTGGCACCGACGCCAACCGACTGGCCCTGCTGGAGGAGGTGCATAGTGTTGAGTATGAGATAGAGCCGGGCAGCATGGAAGTGATACCGCAGCAGCTGGGCGGCATGTACCGTGCGAACCTTACGTTGCGTGAAGTGAGCAGGGTGGGTGAGCCGGTGAGTGTGCAGGACGCCTGATGCCAATTGCTGTATTGCATCCTACGGTGGCCTATTGGGCCGACGAGCGGAACCCTGCCACCACGCATGGTGGCGAGGACACGCTGGAGCTGGATGCCAATGTAGATGACCGCAAGTATGCATATGTGAAGTTCGATTTAAGCTCCATTCCCGCCAGCGCCACCATCATTGATGCCCACCTGCGGTTGTACGTCGAGGTGGCTGCCTACACGGGTGACGCAGTAACTGTTCACCGTTGCACCACGGCGTTCACCGAGGCCAGCACGTGGGCGTCGAAGCCCTCGGTGGCGGGGTTTGCTACCGAGGCAATGCTCAATCACCCGAAGCAGCATACGTGGGAGGACTGGGAGCAGGAGTGGAGCGGGTATGACCCACGGGGTACGTATGGGGTGCCCCGGTACTGGTGCCAGCGCATGGTCGAGGATTGGTATGACGGCACCTATGACAACCATGGATTCGCCATAATAATTGCAGACGGTGCCGATGCCTATACCTTGACGGGTCGCATAGGTGTCTATCACCTCAGGCCAATACTTGAGGTGGAGTATGCTGAAGGGGATACGTTGCCCGCCAGTGCTGGGGATGACGTGGTTGACCTTGTGGGCAGCGCACTGGATGCCTTGAACATGGGTACCGTTACTGGGCTTGATTGGGCAGTTACGTTGGAATTGGATGACGGGGACGAGGACGTGACGGGTGCGTTGGCTGGAAGCCCCATGCTGCGCAGGAAGGCCGGGTTTGTTGGGGAGCGGGCCGAGCTGGGGCGCTTTACCATGAAGCTTGAGAACGTGGACGGTCGGTACAGCCCCACCAATCGGGCCAGCCCCTTGTACCAGCGCCGGGCGTATGGGCGGACGGTGAAGATTGAGGCCACGGTGTTGGGGCAGACAGTAAGTGCGTACCAAGGCGAAATAGATGATGTGGTGCAGTACGATGATGGCACCACAGAGGTGCTGACGACCAGCGTGCTGCGCAGGAAGTTGGCCTACAGGTTGAATACCCCCATGGAGAACTATGGGGTTGACCCAATAGTACGCAGCAGCCTGGTGAAAAAGAACCCTGCTGACATATTGTATGACATTGCTCACAATTACTCGGGCCTGCCTGATACGAAGATAAATCTCAGCACACTGGTGGCGGCCAAGGCCATATGGACGGCACAGGGTGTTACGCTGAGTGCCACGTGGGATAACGAGGAGGCATGGGCTGAGTTGCTGGCGGTGGCTGAGGCGGCCATGTGTACGGTGTACCCTGATGCATTGGGCCGACTGGCCTTCAAGGTATGGGTGCCGAGCGAGCCGACCACGACGGACCTTGAGCATGCGGGAACGTTGCGGTGGCGTGAGGACACTGGGGTGGTGCACAACGTGCTGGTGCTGGGGTATGAGTGGGTGCCGCCGGGTGAGGAGGAGCCGGTTGGGGGTGAGGTGAAGATGGCCGACCGGGCCTCGTTTGATGATTATGGACAGCGGGACAAGACGATTAGCACCCGGTACATACGCACCCCTGAGCTGGCTACGAAGATGGGACAGCTGTACTTGCAGGCATTGGCTGACCCGCTGGGCAGGGGGGCAGCCGAGGGTGGTGTGGCGTGGCTGCAGCACGACCTGTTCGATGCGGTGCGTGTTGTGCGGACCGTAGATGAGCTGGACGAGTCGTGCCTTGTCACAGAGCAGCGCATTGACATATTGGGCGGCAAGGTTGGTGTGGAGTTTGTGCGGGCCAACTGGCCGCTGCCCCGGCGGGACTTTGTCAACCTGTTGGACTGGTCTACGGGGGCCGTGAGTGAGTCGTACGTGGGCTCAATGGCCAACCCCGTGGCTGATAGCATTACAGGACCAACGCTGCAGAGCGATGGTTCGATGGAATTCACCATAGGCTGGACATACGATGTGGTGGATGTACCTCACCGGGGGTTCGCCATCTTTGCCAATGCCGCCACCAGCAGTCCAGCCGGTGTGCCTACAGTAGCCAGCCACGATCTGCTGTTCTTTGTTGAGGCCAATGCCCGCAGCTACACCTTCACTGGCCTCCCGGCCAACTCCTATGTCACTGTCATCGTGGCCGCATACCGTGGCACTACTACCCGGCCATATTATGGGACACTGGTTGGTTCGGATGCAACCCCCGACTGGACGGACGTGAACCTGGTGGGCAGCATCATAAGTGGCAGCGTGCCTACCAATGCCCCGGCCATAAGTACCGGTGCGGCTGATGCTGACCCGCTGGGCGGAACCTTCTACACGTTGGTCTGGACGTACACGCAGGGCGCCATAGAGGCCGAGGGGTTCTACCTTATAGCCAACTTCGGTGAAGCCTCGCCCGGCCTCCCGACGCTGGCTGACCATGAATGGGGCATGTATATGGACCCGCGGGTACGGACTATAACGATACCCGGCCCGAAGATGACCAAGTACACCTCGTTCGGTATTGCAGCCTATAGGCAGACCATTGTGGGGCTTGCGTACACGGCGCTGGATACACATGCGCAGTGGACTGACCTGCGGGCTGGTACTGCCAACATAATTGGTGACACGGTATATGTGGGTGACGACGAGGATGTCACGGGCAAGAACTTGCGGGACCGGACTAAAGATGCAGCGCCTACCAATGACCCAGCTGCGGCGTCGATTGCTGTCACCGAGGAGGATGATGGCTCGGGTCGTGTTACAGTGGGCTGGACGTATGCACAAGGTGCTCTTCCAGCCGATGGGTTGTTGCTGTTGATAAACATCAGTGATGCTGCTGATAATGCAGCTCCAACCGTGACCTCGTTTGATATGTCCCAACAGGTAGCTGCGGCCAATGACACGTACGAAGTCATCGGATTCCCGTCAACGAAGTATTTTTATTTCGGCATCGTAGCCTACCGTGACACACTCACAGGTCGCCAGTATGGGGCAGTCATCACTTCGGCAACAGCCCCGGATTGGCAGAACTTCCAGGTGGCAGCAACCATAACGCTGGACGATGACGTCGAGGTAGATGGGCGCACCCTTGTTCTTATTAAGACCGATGTTGATGATGCGTTCCTTAAAACCACCAACGACACAGATGACCTTGTTGAAGGTGCTGCGAAATTCGTTACCGCCAACGAGAAGCTTGGTGCCGAGGATGCGTTCGCCCATCTGGACGATGATGGTCTGAAGGCTACTGCCAAGATAGGTGCTACACTGGCCAGCACGGTTGAGTCAAATTCCAATGATGCATTCTTGAAATCCACCGACGACTCAAGCAATTTACCAATGGCATCCGCTCCCAGCGTTTCAGTCGATGATGTTATTGGCGAGGTTCTGATTTTCAATGACAACTTCATCACCAGCGCCGGTGGAGCAGATACCACCACGCCACCACAGCGCACGTTCACGAGGAATACGTCCGGCGTCGAAGTGTACTATATGCTCAAGGCTGTGTTCCGGAAGCTGGCCGGGTATAACACCATGCGGTGCGTGGCGTATGTGAAGGAGTCATCAACGTGGGACACCAACCACGACTCAGACATCATGCTTCGTATAATGAATTACACTGGCCTTGTGCAGCAGTTGATTCTCAACACCGACATCACTGGGGTTGGGGCATATACAAAGACAACTATGGACCTTGATATTTCCGGGCTTACCAATGGGGAGATATATCAGGTATGGCTCGGGTACGAAATTGACAACAAGGTTGGTGGCAGCGGCTCCACATCAATCTACATGTGGGCACCTGTTCTTGTGGCGCGACCGGAATAGGAGAGAGCGGTATGACAGATTTTGTACAGATTGGCGTCTTTGCCCTTAATATCGGGATTGCGTTTGGTGGCGGCATGTTATGGCAGAAGGTACGGGGGCATGATGAGAGCCTGAAAATTGGGCGGGAGCGGATGCAGTCCATCGACGACAAGCTCGATGATGTCATCGTCGGGCTTGCGAAAATCAACGGGGGTAATTGACATGTCCGAGGAATTCCGTGTCATACTCAGCGTTGGTCATGGCAAGCGGTGGGTCGACGGGCGTCTGGAAGACTGGGAAGGCGCCGAGAACCATCGGGTCAGTCTGACCGAGCACAAGACCTGTGCGAAGATTGCGCGCGTTCTGTACGCGATGCTAGAACCAGACCGCCGGTTCTTCGTATCTGAGCTCCCTGTCGGGAGTCTGCCATTGCGAGAACGGATACAGTTGGCCAACGAGCAGCATGGCATAGCGCCGTACAACCTGGCCGTGGAGCTGCACCTGAATGCCTTCCACCAGCAGGGACCAGATTACTGCGAGGTATACCATTGGCACACCAGTAACAAGGGCCAGGCATACGGGGATGCTTTCCTTGAGGCCATGGCCGATGCCTTGGGCATGGATGACATGCGCAGGGACGGGGTCAGTGAGCCTTTCGGTGACGAGACATGGGAGGAGAGCCGGGCCGGGTGGGTAAAGGGCACGGACATGCCTGCCCTCATCGTGGAGCCATGGTTCATATCAAACGACAGCCGGGCCACCGAGGCCATAGTGGGGGGACTTGTGCCCGCCACGGCATGGGCATGCTACCGGGGGCTGGCTGCCTGCACGGAGGTAGTAGAATGAATATTGCCGAGAAACTCATGGAAGATTTTCGTACGGCACAGGAAGAAGCACACAAGATCATTGTTGCTGGCGACAACAAGAAAGATGTCGACTGCATCGAGGCCATGTTTGACCCACTCAAGGGGGAACTCCGGTTCGTTAGAAACGGGGAAACAACCGACTTTTTCAAGGTCACGGAGTTAGGTGCGGTAAAGGCGCTATTGACTGCACTGACAAAGACAACCACATAGGAGGCATACCGTGGGAGATATCCTCACGACCATTGCTGATTGGGTCAGCAAGGTACCGGGCGACGTCTGGAACCTGCTGCCTGGGCTGGGGCTGCCGGGCTGGTTGGCTTGGCTGCCGAAGGTCTTTACCGGTGGTGCTGCACTGGCAGGCATCACCCGGTTCATTCCCGACAACTGGTGCTACCAACCCATCGTGCAGTTCTTCGACAAGCTCGGCCTTGCTGTTGGCCTCCCGCTGCGGGCGCTGGGCATTGCCATGTCCAAGGGTGGACGCAATCTGTTGGGACGGCGGCTGTGGGAGAAGATTGAGGTCAACGTATTCGAAAAGGGCATCAACCTCATCTTCCGTGCCGTAGTTGACGGGCTTGTTCTGTTCGTTCAACGCATACGAAGCAGTTGGTTGGACGGGCTGGACGCCGATGACCCCGGCGTGGGTAATACCCACCGAGTAGGCTGATTCGCCCAGAGGGCCGAGAAATCGGCGCACGAGACAGCCCCGTGACGGCCCGAACGCCGGGGTGCTGGTATGATTGTATGCCTGAATCAATGGTGATTTCTACCAGATAAACCGTGCAGGGGCCGAGAAGCCGTGTGCCAGTGGCCACGGCTGTGGTGGGTGGCGCCGGGATAATGGCCTCCCCCGGTGTCCACCCACCCGCTTATGACAGCAGAAATCAAACAGCTACACATTGCCGTACCCCTTCCCTATTATAGTGCCGCAACCAGCAACCAGAGGGAGAATAGCAAGGGTGAGATTGGACGTTACCGAGAACCGGTTGGTGCTGTATACCGCACACGGCGACCGTATGACGGCCAAGAGCATCCCCAATTACAGATGGGACCCCGAGAACAAGCGGTGGCAATACCCACTGACACGTGAGCAGTATGAGGTCATATTGGCACGGGCACCCGGCGTGCGGGTTGCGCCACGGGTGGAGCAAGCACTCGAGATGCGGGAGGCACCGTGGCGTGAGGCGGCACGTGTGAAGGAACAGCGGGACGTCGCCGTCACGGACTACAAGTTCCATACCGTACCATTCCTGCACCAGCGTATTGCATTCGCCTTTGCCCGTGAACTGCCAGCAGCAGCCCTGCTGATGGAGATGGGCACAGGCAAGACCAAGGTGGCGCTTGACCTGATAGCATGGCGCAAGAGCCGGGGCGAAGTGGACCGGGTGCTGGTGGTAGCACCCAACAGTGTGCTGGACGTATGGGTGGAGGAGGCTGCCACCCATACCCCACAGCTCACTGCCGTAGTGCTGCGGGGTGACCGCAAGAAGCGGTTGGCCCTGTTGGAAGGGAACCACGACCTGTATGTGGTGAACTATGAGGGGGTGCGGGTGCTGGTGGACGCCCTGCTCAAGCGGGGCTTCGGTATGGTGGTGGCCGATGAGTCGAGCCGCATCAAGAACCATAGTGCCCAGCAGAGCAGGTGCATGCACCGGCTGGGCAATAAGGCCACCTACCGGCTGGCCTTGACTGGGACACCGGTTACGCAGAACCCCCTCGATATATTCAGCCAATACAAGTTTCTGGACCCCGACATCTTCGGTGGCTCATTCTATCGCTTCCGCAGCAGGTACGCCGTCATGGGAGGGTACGGTGGCTACGAGGTCATTGAATGGGCCAATATGCCGGAGCTGCATGAGCTGGTATACAAGGTGGCCATACGGTACCGGAAGCAGGACTGTTTGGATCTGCCGGAGAAGCTGTACACCACACGCCGGGTTGAGTTGACCAAGGGGCAGGCCGAGGCATACGCACAGATGCGTGACGAGATGATTGCATTGGTTGAAGGGCAGGTGGTTGTGGCGCCCATAGTGCTGACGAAGCTGGTGAGGCTGCAGCAGATTACCAGCGGGTTCGTCAAGACACTTGAGGGCGTCGAGGTAGAGTTGCCGGGTGACAACCCAAAGCTGAAGGCGTTGGAGGAAATACTGGACGAGGCCACAGGCAAGATTGTCGTGTGGGTACACTTCGTCCATGACTACCACATGGTGATGGACCACGCAGCCCAGGCGGGGCTGAACCCGGTGGGGCTTGCCGGTGAGGTGCCGCAGGTAGACAGGGCGCCAGCTATTGCCAAGTTCCAGACCGATGACACGTGCCGGGTTTTCGTGGGCCAAGTGCAAACGGCCGGGCTGGGTATAACCCTGCATGCTGCCGATACGGTAGTGTATTACTCTAACCCATTCAGCCTCGAGTGGCGACTGCAGAGCGAGGACAGGACGCACAGGATTGGACAGAAGCGTAATGTGACATACGTGGACTTGGTGGCTACCGGGACCATTGACGAGACAGTTGTGAAGATATTGAAGCGGAAGCAGAGTTTAGCCGACCTTGTTACGGGTGATAACATTGGGGCCGTGATGGATGGGGGAATAGAATGAAAGAGAATGTGCTGCACAAGCTGGTACTGGATAGCTGGAAGGCTGCACGTGGCCCAACCGTACCCGTGTTCAAGGTTCACGGTGGGCCATACCAGACGGCAGGGCTGCCCGACATCATGGGCTGCATCGATGGCACCATGTTGGCATGGGAGTGTAAAGTAGCACAATGCCCCCGTAGGCCGGGCACGCCGGTGCTGAAGCTGTCGTTGTTCACGGAGCTGCAGCGCCATTGGCTGGTCCGTCTCGGGACCGCTGGCGCCGATGCCGCTGGTATTGTCCTCGTGAGTGGGTATGCGGGTGGCCCTGCAGACTACGTGCTGCTGGTGCCGTGGTATAAGCTGGAAAGCCCACGGCTGTGGGACGAGGTTGTCGTTGATGAGTGGCCTGCCAACCACGGACAGCTGGGCCGGGTGATGGACTGGGTGAAGGCACCCGGTGGCCGGTTGCTGCACATACTTAGGGGGTAACATGCCGGACATATACATAGTGAACGATCAAGGGCACGACTTCACCCCTGCCCGTGAGCACTTGGGCGAGGGTGGGCGGTTCGTGACTCTTACAGCCGGGCGTGTCAACATATTCGACACCGTTGCACTCATCGAGCACCTGAAGGCTGGTATGGCCAAGGCATCGCCCAATGACTTTCTGCTGCTCACAGGCAATCAGACCGTTGCCGTGCTGGCTGCCTTGATGTGGCTGGAGTGGTTCGGTGAGGCCAACCTCCTGATATGGGGTGCCAGCCTCAAGGGGTATGTGCCCCGGCACGTGACAAGGAAGCAGCTGCTGCGTGAGCCTGTGAGCTTGCAACCAACGGAGGCCAGTAATGAGTGAGGAAGTAACAGTTAATACAATCGTCTTTGTCTCTCGAACAGGCACCAAGTATCACAGAGAGGGTTGTCGGCATTTAAGCCAGAGTAAGACTCAAATGCGTCTTGGGGAAGCAAGTCAACGCTACGAACCGTGCATTGTCTGTAATCCTCCTGTGTTGCCTCCGGTAGTACAACCGCAAAGTCAGCAGCTGGAGGAAATACAAGCCCAGCCCGAGCACTTGGGGCCAGTGGCCGACGAGTACTTCCGGCTGCGTGACCAGAAGGATGGCATCAACAAAGAGCTGGGTGATGTGAACAAGCGCATTGCCGAAGTTGAGGGCCAGCTTATACGCAGCATGGAGGACCACGAGATTGAGCAGGTGCGCACCGACAGGGGCAGCCTCTCATTGAAGGTAGATGTGCATCCACAGGTCGTGGAGCTGGAGATGTTTGTGCGCTGGTGCATAGAGCATGAGCGTGTAGACTATCTGCAGAAGCGCATCAACGCCGGGCCATACCGGGAGGCCCTCAAGGAGGGGTTCCCATTGCCTGACGGAACTGACTCATACAAGAAGTCTACACTCAACATGCGCCGCCGTCCGGCGGGCTCGGGGGAGTAGACGTCACCAGAGGAGGCCAAGTAATGGCCGCAGAAGAAAGCAACCTGCCCGCAGTACTCGGTGAGTTCGGACCGGGCAACCTGCCCGTACCCATGAGTGGCGGAGGCAGGGGGATGGATGAAATTGACGACGAGGTACTGCGTGTACCCCGCACCAAGCTCCTCCAGCCCACCAGCGAGGAAGTAGAGGACGACGACAGGTCACCGGGCATGGTAATCAACTCCATCAGCAACGAGGTGATACCGCTTCCAGCCCGCATAGTGCCCATCGTGTTCACCAAGACCCGCATCCACTGGCGTGACCTCAAGGACGGTGGTGGCATCATCTGCCGCAGCCTTGATGGCAAGCACTGCGATGCTGACGGGGAACTGTGCCGGGAAAAGCCCGAGGGGCAGTTCGGGCCAGCACCCGAGAACGAGCCTCCGAGGTGCAGCGAGTACCTGAACTTCCTCAGTCTCGTCGAGGGACATGCCATGCCCATCGCCGTATCGTTCAGCAAGACGAGCGCCGGGGTGGGGCGGGACTTGGCCAGCACGGCCAGGTACCGGGGTGGCGACCTGTTCAGCTTCGAGTACACCCTGGACACCAAGAAGGTGCAGAACGAAAAGGGCACATTCTGGGTGTATACCATCGAGGCTGGACAGCGCACGCCTGCCGAGCAGTTCGAGGTGGCCGAGCAGTGGTACGAGGTGCTGCGTGGCAAGGTGGTGGACATCGATGTGGGCGAGCCGGACCTCGATGCAGAGGGCGCAGGCGACGACCCCGATTGGGTGAAAGAAAAGTAGGGGGTGTCCAAGGCCGATGATATCCTGTCGGCGCTGGATTACCGTGAGTTCTATGCACTTGAGCTGGGTGACCTCAAGCCAGTAGGCGACGACGAGGTACTGGCCAAGTGCCCGTTCCACGATGACCAGCACCCGAGCATGTCCGTCAACACTGCGACGGGGCAGTACCATTGCCACGCCTGTAGTGCCAGCGGCAATGCCATTGAGTATGTGAAGCGGAGGCAGGGCGTAGACAGCAAGGGCGCCCTCGCATACTTGGCCGAGCGGGCCGGTGTGGAGTTCACCGTCCAGCGTGCAATACCTGACGCCGAGGTGGCTGAACATCATGCTGACCTGCTCGGGCGGGTCAAGGTTATGGGCTGGCTGGAGCGGGAGCGTGGTATAACCAGCGAAACAGCTCGCCAGTACGAGCTTGGCTTCTACCGTGGCCGGGTCACTATACCGGTGCGTGATGTTGACGGGCAGTGCGTCAACATACGCAGATACGACCCGTCAGCCACCGGCAACGACAAGATTATCTCATGGAAGAAAGGGTACGGCACAGTACGCATGTACCCCCGCTCAGCCTTTGACAAACAGGGGCCAATGCTCATCACCGAGGGCGAGTGGGATACCTTACTGGCCGGACAGCATGGGTTCAATGCCGTCACCGCCACCGGTGGGGCAGGCACGTGGAAAGTGGAGTGGACGAAACTGTTCAGGGACCGGGACGTAGTAGTGTGTTACGACTGCGATGGGCCAGGACAGCGGGGGGCTGCCACGGTGGGGAAGAACCTGTTGCGAGTGGCAGCCAGTGTGAGGGTGGTGAAGTTGCCCCTTACCGGAACGGGTGAGGACATAACGGACTGGTTCGTTAAGTACAAGCACACGGCCAAGGAGTTGCAGGCACTTATTGACAGCACCGAGGAATTCAGGGCCGACCACATACCATCGGGGGAGCGTGAGTACAAGCCCCTGCACCTGAGCCAAGCAAGCCTCGCACAGCACTACTTCGAGGGAGTGGAGCTGAACTGCGTGGTGGCTGGCAAGGACCTCATACCATACATAGTGCCCCAGACAATCACGTTCCAGTGCGATGTAGGCCAAGGCAATATGTGCCTGAACTGCCCGGTGGGGCATGCCGGGGGCGAGCTTACCACCTCGTTCGCATACGATGACGCCGAGCTGCTCAAGATGATACAGGTCAATGACATGGCCTTGAAAGGGGCGCTGAAGCAGCATGTAGGTATACCTCGTAGGTGCGCAGCTTTCGAGTGGAATGTGATGAAGGCCATCAACATCGAGGAGATACGACTCATACCCGAGGTGGATTGGTCGGCACAGGACACCCAATACGTAGTGCGGCACGCATACTACATTGGGCATGGCATAGAGACAAACCGCAGCTACATCATGCGTGGCATCACGCTGCCGGACCCACGCAACCAGTATGCTACCCACCTCATAGACCACGCCGAGCCATCACTGGACACCATTGATACGTTCGAGATTACAGACGACGTGGTGCAACAGCTCTCACAATTCCAGGCGGGTGATGGTGGCATACAGGCCAAGCTGTCTGACATATACGACGACCTCGAGGCCAATGTGGTTATGATTTATCAGCGCCGGGACATGATGACTGCCATGGACTTGGTGTGGCATTCCATATTGCGGTTCGATTTCCAGCGGCAAGAGGTACGCAAGGGGTGGTTGGAGGCATTGGTGGTTGGGGACACACGGAATGGGAAGTCGCAGACGGCCCAGCGCATGATTGAACACTACCGGGCCGGGGAGCTGGGCACCGGGGAGAACACCTCGTTTGCTGGCCTCATTGGTGGGTTGCAGCAGATTAATAGACGCTGGTCTATACAGTGGGGCAAGATACCATTGAACGACCGCAGGCTGTTTGTGATTGACGAAGCCAGCAGCATGGACCTTGGTGACATAGGACGCATGTCGGGGGTACGTTCCTCGGGCATTGCTGAAGTGATAAAGATTCAGACCGAGCGCACCCATGCCCGCACCCGGCTGCTGTGGATAGCCAACCCCCGGAGCGGGGAGGAGTTGAACACGTACGACACCGGGGTAATGGCTATCAAGGAACTCATCGGCAACGTGGAGGACATTGCCCGGTTTGATATCATATTGACAGTGGCCAACAACGAGGTGGACTTGGCCATTATAAATGCACCACGCCGGGCACAGGTGAAGCATACGTACACGAGCGAGTTGTGCCACAAGCTGGTGATGTGGGCATGGAGCCGTCAGTCGGATGACGTGGTTATGCCAACAGCCACTGTGGAGGCACTCCTCGACTATGCCTCAGACCAAGGGCGCCGATACCATCCCGGCATACCCATAGTGGAGCCTGCCGAGCAACGTATCAAGCTGGCCAAGCTGGCCTGTGCTACGGCTGCCAGGCTATTTAGTACCGAGGACGGACACCGGTTGATGGTAGGAGCAGAGCATGCTGAGTTCGCATACCGGTTCCTTGAGGCCTGCTACCGCCGTCGCTCGCTGGCCTATGACGAGTGGTCGTATAACCAGAAGATGAGGCAAACCCTTGCCAACGAGGGGGAGCTTGAGTTGGTGCTTGACCCCTCACTGGCCCGCAGCTTGTTAGCTTATGACCAGATAAAGCTCGGGGATCTCGAGGACCTGATAGGTGACCGCACGGCTGCCAAGAACATGCGCAGCCGGTTGGTGCGCCTCCGTGCCCTGCGTCCTGTCGGGTCTTCCTTCTATAAGAAGACCCCTGCGTTCATCGATTACCTGCGTCTTAGGTTTGATGCTGTATCGGATTCGGATTCTGCTGGCGACGGCGAGGCACCCTTCTGATGGCCGCCCTGCCGCCGGGCAGATGTGAGGACATACTGAGGCCTATGGCCGAGTGGAAGAAGTTTGAGCAAGGCATGGCATGGATGGCCAAGCGATGGGGAGAGCTGGTGGCCGAGGGACGGGAGCCCGAGACAGATGCCGAGTACCAGCGGTTGCTAACCAAGTTCGAGGTGGCCGTGGTTGAGCCGCTTGAGCGTAGGTGGCAGCAGATTGTGAACTTGTACTGGCAGGAGGACCACCCGGCATGACGGCTGAGCCAGATGCACGTGCAAGAATTGACGTGGGTGCCAAGGTGCCACGGGAGGACAAGAAGGCCGAGGCGCTGTTCAAGCGTCAGCTGACTGACCTCGGACACCGGGGGGTCGACTTGGGCGACATGGATATTGCGGGCCGGGAGGGGCACACGAGGGACGTGGTGCTGGCACTGCAGGGTGAGCTGCATGCCATGTTGGGGGAGGCAAACTGGCAGGCACCCCCGGCCGGGGAGCGGGGACCAGTGGACATGCTCAACGTTCACTGCCGTGTGGCACGGGCTACCCGGTGGCTGGTTGAGCTGGCCGTGGTGTGGGGCATGGCACCTGACGACTTGTACAGGCTGTGCGTGCTGGAAAGTGAGGCCGAAAAGGGTGGTGAGGCGAAACCGTGAAATCAGGCGCTTCCTCCCCTATTTCGGCGGGCGATGGCGGGGGTAATAAAAAAAGATTACAGCATACCCCCTGAAACCCGCATAGAATAAGGGCTGACAGCCCGAAAAAAAAACATCGATACAGGGCCGTTTTCTATTAGCATTTCGTTGGCAATATGCCGGAGAACCCCCGTATTATATAGGTGAACATGTTACTAGCAACCAGCCAACCAGGAGGCCAACAATGCAGGACGTCAACCACCAACGCCGGTTTGGAGTGGAACTTGAACTGGTTTCCACTACGAGCCGGAACGAGCTGCGCTTGGTGATTGAGCACGCACTACGGGCAGCCGGGTACGAGCGGGACGTTGTAGTGGAAGGGTACCACGGGGCCGAGTATAGCGGGTACCGGAACTGGACCCTCGAAGAAGACGGCAGCATCATGACCATCAGCACCCACGGCACCAACGTGGAGCTGGTAAGCCCACCCCTTACGTGGGATGACCTCGATGAGCTGGAAGTAGTAATGGAGGCCATCCGCCCGCACGTTACTATCAACCGGAGCTGTGGCAACCACGTACACATGGAATTGAACCGGGACGCCGAGACGCTTCGGAACTTTTTCAAGTTGGTCGTCATCAGGGAGCCCATCCTGTACAGCACCCAGCTCTCCAGCCGGTGCAGCAACTCTTACTGCGGTGCCTTCTACGAGCGCCCTGACGTAATCATCGACATCATAGACCGCATGGACCGGGCCGCACGCAGCCGGGCACCCGCTGCACAGGTGGGCAGGTACCACTACAGTGAGGGCGCTGGCGGCACGTGGGCTGCTGCGCTTGGACCCTGATGCTGCCAGCCATTGGCAGGGGCCGTACACGATAACGGCTGCCGGTGAGGCAGCCCTTGGCAGGGAGTAGAACCATGTGTGTGGACGTAACGAACGACAACGAGCTGGCTGATATTGTGCAGATTTTGGAGGCAGCCGAGAGTGGTGTAATGGCTGCCCGGCGCAAGCTGGACGCAGGCGAGAACAACACAGTGGTGTTGCGGTACCTGTTTACCGCACGCCAGCGAGCAGACGAAGCACTGAAGGCCATCAAGGCCATAACCGATGTGAAACGTGACACAGGAGGGAAGTAGAATGCCACACCCACGCAGACCACAGAGCGTGATGCCGATGCCGAGTGGCGCAGTGGTTGACCCGTACTTCGACGTGTGGTTCGAAGACGTGGCCACCACCAAGAGTGAGCTGCAGGTACCGGCGCAGGTGGCACTGGTTGGGAAGCCGTATGGCGAGCCCGAGGTGCTGCACGTGATGAGCAAGAAGTATGCGCTGGCCAAGAACAGGGACGCAGTGCTGGCCACTGAGGCTGCCATGCGCAGGGCAGGGTACACGGTACAGGTACACCGGCAGTATTGCAGCCCGACGCACTTCTACCGCCGGTACGTGATGCCGGAGGTGAGCATGCAGGTGAACGGTGACACGGACCCCGTGCTGCTGATGCTCACCATGGTGAACAGCTACGACCGCACAAGGGTGCTGAGCTTCGACCTTGGTGCATACCGGCAGGTGTGCAGCAACAGGCTGATGGTGGGCAGGAGCTACCACCACATGAGGATGAAGCACATTGGCACCATTGACCTTGTGGACACGGCCAAGGCACTGGAGCGGGCAGCCGAGGCGATGGAGCCTATGGTGGAACGGTGGCGGGCATGGAACGAAATGACGCTGACGCCACGGCAGGCTGGCAAGCTGCTGGGTGAGGTGCCAGAGTGGTTTCCACGCCGGTACTTCGATGCTGCCGAGGTGCGGTACAACCGCAGCGTGGAGGCCGGTGAGGAGCCTGCCACGGTGTGGGGGCTGTACAATGCCTTCACCTACGTGCTGACGCACGAGGTAGAGGGACGCAGGTTCGAACGTGCCCACGACTTGGGCATACAGTTTCACGAGTGGCTCGCCACGGTGCGGGCTGCGTAGCAAGGGGGGATGAAGGTGCCGGAGTACTGGATGCCGAGACCGAACGAAGGTATGTGGCGACTACAGGTGGCCTTGCCTGTGGACCTACGGTACGACGAGGCCAGTGGCGAGGTGGTGCATGATGGTGGTGTGGATGTGGAAACGATTGAGCTGACCGCCACTTCCCTCAGTACTCTGGTGCAGTACACTGGCGAGCTGGTTGCCGAGGACATGGTGCTGGCAGTGCTGCGGGGTGGCAGTTTGGCAGGCCGGGCCAAGGCGCTGCAGCTGATGGCGAAAGCCCTGTGGGATGACTTTGGCTGCGGGGTGGACAGCATGCGGGTGGAGGGTGAATGCCTGTACGACTACGTATTTGAGGGCATGCACCACAGGCGCTTCGAACTGTTTGCCAGCCACACAATAATATGGGAGTGGGGGCCGAACGACCGGGGCAGGCCGCGGGTGCCTGATGACATGATGCTGATATGGGCGCCGGCTGAGTACTGGCAACCACCCGGCGAGACCAACCGGGTTGAGAGTGGTGCAATGAGCCACGAGGTGAGCAACCTGTTGGGTGGTGAGTACAGCTGGATGCTCCGTGCCGGTTGCCTGCCCACGCAGGCCGAGGCCACCGAGGAGCTGCGCCGGGCAGTGGAGCACAACGTGGCAGGACCATACCAGCACCGGATGGATTGGGTGCCGCTGCCAACACTGATGTGGGACGAACCAGAGCCTGACACCCGGTTCCCGTTGTGCGAGGACAGCTTCCCTGACTGGAGCGTGCGGTGGTGGACGGCGCTGACGGGCCGTAGAAGTGATGGCACGGAACCGGGAGTCACGCCCGCCACTTGTAAGGGTAGGGGACAGTGTGCCAGAGGGGCCAATGACGATGCCCGAGACTGAGCCACCAATGGACCCCGACGAGTACCTGCCCCACAAGCGGTACATGGATGACCTGCCACGGAGCCACCCGGTGAACCAGAGGGACGTGCAGGCATGGGGTGAGGCCGCTGCGGTGGAGGATGCCATGGGGGCAAGGCGCCGGGTACAGCGCAGGACAGAGACATGCCCACGGACACCCTTCGAAGCCACCGAGCTGAGCCGGGCGGTAGGGAACCGGTGGCATGTTACCACGATGCCAACGCTGCGGGAGGCCGAGGCGTTGATGAGCCGGGCACGGGACGGTGACTTCGAGGCAGCCAAGAAGGTGCTGGAGACAGTGCGCTTCAACCGGGGTGCCCGCACCGGTGAGGACGGACAGGTGCTGCGGTTACTGGCACGTACAGTGAAGGAGATTATGTAGAATGGGAAAGCTGAATGTACTGCGGAGCGACCTGCTGGGGCAGATTGGCGACCGTGTGAATGAGTTTGACCACAGGTGGGGTGGCCCTGACCATGATAGCAAGCACAGCATGGTGGCATGGAGGGCCATATTGAGTAAGCCATTGGCCCGGTTGGACACGGCCATTGCTACCAAAGACAGGCCGGAGTTCTTCCGTGCCCTCGTCCGTATAGCTGCCGTGGCAATGACGGCATGGTCCAGGTTCGGAGCCGACCCGGACGGGGTGACAGGTGGGCAGCAACGAAGGGCGTGACATTGCCGGGGGGCGGTAGTATGATGGCAATGCAACCAGCAACCAGGAGGCCACACGACAATGGCCACAGATACGGAGTACACACCAACGCAGGCAGAGGTGGATACGGCACTGGCAGTGTTGGAGTTCATGCTGCGTGAGGAGCTGAACCGTTTGACGGGCACGCTCACCGACAAGACAGCCATAGAGCTGTTGTCCAATGAGGCCGGGCATGCTACCGACTTGGTCAAGCAGATGACACATAGCGGATGGGAACGCTTGAGGGAACGAGAACAATGAACCAGCCGGGCACGGGCTGTGGTAACGAGGCGGGGGTAATATGCGCTGCAGTGATGCACGCACGGGCACACAGGTGACATACCGCCTTGCTCCTAGTAGCACCCCCTCGCACAGGGGGTACCTGCTCGCCTACCGACCAATGGCCCGAGCGCCCGGCATTGTAACCAGGAACCAGTGATATGGATAACCGACGAGTGACGTTTGGTACCCGCAACCGGTACAAGGTACGGGACAAGATGCTGTTCCGTGGCCAGCTCATGATACGTCACATGAGCTACGCCGAGCTGGGCCGGTTGCTGGGTATTACCCGTGAGCGGGTACGCCAGTATGCTGAGGGGAAAGTGATACCAACACAAGCGTGCAATGCCATGCTTGATGTGACGGGACTTACCTGCGAAGAGCTTGGTATAGAAGAATACCAGGTTGGTAGGAGGCCGAAGGCTGTGACGAACTGGCTGGCCAAGGGCTGCCCCGAGTGGCGTGGGGGACGGTTTGGTAGGGAGTACTTGACGGCATGGGAGCTGGCCTCGTTCCTCGGATACCGCTCCTACCAAGCCCAATACGCTGCACGGTGGGAGGGGATGGGGCTGCGGGTGGCCGGGTACAGGACGAGCCAGCGGGGGCCGATACGATACTTTGAGTGGCGTGTGGTGCGGGAGTGGTTGGTGGGGTACTTGGAGCCAGAGGAGGTACCGGCATGACTGTGTGGACGTGGGTCATAACAGTGGCCCTCGTGGCCAGCCTCCTCACTATAGGGGGCTGCATAGGCTACGTACTCGGCCGCCTGCGGGTGGCACGTGCATGGGGGCTGCCCTTCCAGTGGTGGGTGCCATGACGTGGCTGCAGGGGGCCAAGGAGGGGGCGCTGGCTGCCTTGCTGGTGGTTGGCATAGTAGTGGTGCAGGTGGTGGGGGTGGTGGTAGTGCTGCCCCTGTGGGTGGCCCGCACCGTGTGGCTGTTCATTACACGCAGGGAGATACCGTGATGCGAGTGAGCCAAGACGTACAACCAGGCCAAGTGCTGGTAGCTGCCAACGTGGGATGCGACCCTGATGCTATGCGGGCGGCAGCAGAGGTGTTGTTGGCAGCTGCCGAGGAGTTTGCTGACCAAGCCGATGCCATAGAGCTGGAGTGCATGAGCATACGGGCTGCTGTGGAGCAGCTGGTGGAGGAGGCCAAGCATGAGATACCGAACTAGGGTAGGGGGCTTGCTGCATACTGTATGGACGTTGGTGGCGCTGTGTGGGATGACGATGGCCTACTGGTACAACAAGGTGGTGGCTGCCATGGCATACAGCATGGGCCGTACCCTCATCGAGGGGGGCAGGGAGCATGAGCGTAGGGTGAAGCAGCTGCGGGTACGTGGTGAGGCTGCAATGAGAAGGTTGAGGGTGCCACCGTGGGCGGGATGAATGTTGATAATTGGGTGAGTGGTAACTGGCCTTGGCAAAGCAGAGCCAAGTTGATAGAGCACATAATTGCACTCATCAACCAGTGTACTGCACCAGAGTACTGGATGCTGTGGTGCCGGTTTGAGACGGCAGCCAAGTGGCGGGGGTGGAAAAATAAAGAGGTGGGAGTGTGGCTGATGTGGTTTAAGGATAACATCGCCAGGGAAAGGCGGGCGGCTGCCCTGGTGGGTGACAGGCGACCAGGGCGGCCCATGTCGATCAGGATGGACCATGCCCAGACCCTGTCGGACCTGATCGACGACGCTGAAGCGGCGCTGCGGCTGTATGCTGACGACGACCACGAAGGACGCCAGGCAGCGATGGCGTACCGCACGAAGTGGGGCCGATGATGGTGGGCGTCGGGGTCGATCACCTGCAGCAGCATGGATGGTCGCTGCGCGGCCGGAAGGTGGCTTCCTGTCACCTGGTCAGTTCCCCGGAAGCTGTTCCACGGATGCACTGGCTGGCCGGGAAGATCGGGCTGAAGCGCAGCCACTGCCACGAAGGGGTGGTGCCACACTACGACCTGACGGCCAGGCTGCGGAAGATGGCGGTCGACTTCGGTGCGCAGGAACTGTCCCGGAACGAATTCCTGCACATCATGCACCAGTGGAAGGCGATGAAGCGATGAAGTGGCCCAGGATATTCAGGCGCAGGCAGGAAGACCTGCCCTATGTCTGTTCAGACGTCACGAACTGCGGCTGGCGCGGGACGAACCCCAGGGTGGAAATCCCGCTGCACTTGTACTGCCCGCGGTGCGGTGAACCGGTCAGCTTCATGCCCGACGTCCCGGTGGTCATGCCCAGCCTGGTGAAGTACCACAGGAAGGTGACGTCGTGAACCGGGAAGCGGTCAGGGACCATCCTGAAGACCGGCCTGGAATTCCTGCGGGCATGGGAACGGCTGCCGTCACCGTTCGTGGTGGCAGCCCAGGCGAAGGAGGCCATTCTCGTCACACCCACCGGCTCCCTGCTCGTGCGCACGTCCCACCAGTTCCCGGCCTCAAGGAAGCTGGGCAAGACCCACCAGAACGTGCTGGTGTTTATGAAGGGTGAAGGAGGGCGGGCAGCACGTGAGTGCCAGCGGGAGGGGGTACCGGAGGAGATAGATTGGAACCAGATGGGACCAGATGCTGGCAGGGGCAAAGCGCCTGCAGCCAGCGGCCCACTGGAGCAGGAGGAATTGCTGTAGAAGGAGGCCAGTGATGGATACAGATAGATTGCGACACGCCACGAAGTGGGCATTACTGGGTTGCCTCGGCGTGGGGGCCATCCTGTGGGGTAGCTGCCTGCTGGACATGTGGCTCTCCGGACGTGGCTGGTCTGACCCATGGTACCTGCCGCCGGGCATAGGGGCCATAGTGGGTGCTGTTGTGGGGTTGGTTGGTGGTGCCATTGTGGGATGGCTGGAGTACTGATGGGCTACCGACCACGCACAGGGCCACAACTACGGGGGGCGCCATTGCAGCCCGGCGAGGCAATGTTGCCGTTTGAGGAATGGCATGGCCGCCAGCGGGAGATGATGCCTGCACACAGCATAGGCCTGCTCAATGACGCCCGCCCCGGTGGGGTGCTGCATTACCCCGGCACCTTAAGGGCCAGCATGGATGAGGTGCGGGATGCTTTCACCAAGCTGGGCCGGGCCGTTGCAGTAGAGGCTGCCCCGGCTGCTGCTAAGCTATCACAAGCCATGGCAAAGCACAAGCGGTACAGACGAGGTGGGTACGTACTTACCGCAAGGGCGGGGATACCAGAGGGGCCGGTGGCACCTGCTGAACTGGATGCACAGGGCAGGTACGTACCAGACGCCACAGGCGGGCCGGTGCCGGAGGCACAGGTGCCGGACATAGTGCATATTGACCTGCCGTGGCCATTGTCATAGCTGCGCAGGCACAAGGGGCAGGAAACGGCGCCCTGATAGCCCCGACAAGGGCCGAACGCCGGGGAGCCGGTATGATTACATGCCCTGAAGGGGAGTAGTTTCGTGGATATATTAGTAGACAGGGGTGAGGCACCCAATACCGAGGAGCTGGTGGAAGCGTTGGGAGTGTACCTGAAGGCAGTATTGTTCCTTCTGCCTCGTGGCATGGTTGAGTTCACGCCCGACATCCTCAAGGTCGTCAAAGCAAGCCCCGAACAGGTACGGGTAATGCAGGCCGAGGACGGGACGGTGATAATACACTTGGCTGATAAGGATGGGCGCCCGGTAGTATGGGAGCCCACACCGAAGAAGGGGTGACATGTTCTCGACCTCATGGGTACTGTTCATGTCGTGATGTTCCTTTTCGGACCCGGCGGACTGCCTCCTTGCCCTCCTTGGACTGGGCATGGAGCACGAGGGGTGGTGGCCCTGATGTTTAGCGACCTTGATGCCTTACTGATGCACCTTGCTACCCGGCGCAAGTGGGTGTTCCTCGAGACCCTGGACCCTGGTGACGAACGAGGCCGGTGGGCCTGCAGTGCAGGGACAGACCCGTTGGAGCCGGGCAAGCTGTTTGGCGACCGGGTAGTAGGCACCGGAGCAGACCCGTTTGCTGCTGCCAATAACCTGCTGGAAAGGTTGGGACCACCATGAAGCCGATTAAATTCAATGCCTCGAATGCCACGCTGCAGCACCCAAGCTGCTGGCGCCCCACGGCGGAGGAATGCAGCCCGCTGCCGGTACACAGGGATGGCGAGCATATCATAAGCTGCTGGCGCCCCACCGTGCGTGAGTGCCTACAGCTGCTGTGGCACCGGGAGCTGTGGTTATGGGTGTGGTCTATCACCTCCCAGCCACCTGTGGCAGTGGGTACCACGTACCCGTTCAACGACCGTAACAAGAAGGAGGCCTAGCATGAAGACGCATGAACTGAAGTCATGGCCAGAGCAATATGCTGCCACGGCCCAGGGTTACAAGACCCACGAGTGGCGCCGGGATGACAGAGGCTACGAGGTGGGGGACAGGCTGGCACTGCTGGAGTGGAACCCACGCACCGAGAAGTATACGGGCCGGGTGCAGTATAGGATGGTGAGCTGGATTACACGTGGCGCTGCCCTCGACATACCTGAGGGCTGGTGCATAATGAGCATCGTCACCCCCGACATCTGGGCCATAACCCGCCCATACCCTGGCATGTAACCGCCTATCGCCCTGAATACCTGATGTCTGAACCGGGCCCCACGCCGGGTTTGTAGATGCTCAGCACTTCATACGGGCCGAGGTGGCACGCATCTTCAGGGTGCCACCTGAGCTGATAACCGAAATGAGGATACTTGGACATGAACAAGCCTATGGACGAGCGGCCACTGATGCACTGCGGCTGCGTAGCACAGGCGGTGGACGGAGCCAATAGGCCAGTGTGTTTGATGCACCAGTGCAGGAAGCTGGCACGTGAGCAGGCACCGAACCTGGACGGGCGTATGGCCCGTTGCACTGACTGCCAACGCACGACGGAGAGCAGTACGTCGTTGCCGTTCTTCAAGCACCATCCTACCGGGGGCTGGGACACATACTACTGCGGCTGCCGGGGGTGGAACTGATGACCGTCGGTGAGCTGTTCGCTGGCATCGGTGGGATAGGGTTGGGCCTTGAGCGTGCAGGTATGTCAGTGCAATGGGCCATAGAAAACGAGCCCTATGCGGCAGCAGTGTACCGGCAGCACTTCCCACACGTCCACCTCCTTGAGGAGGACATACGCACGGTTCACTTTACCCGGCTGCCGGGCGTTGACATGCTCACGGGTGGGTTCCCGTGCCAAGACATAAGCTACGCAGGGAAGGGGGCAGGCATGGACTAATACAAAACAAAAGTGGGCGATTGCTCATAGGTGGAAGATTGACGGAAGATATACATCTGAGACAACCTACACCCTTGCGAGCAGGATGCTATTAGTGTCAATGATTGGGAATGGTTTAAATCTGCTATCTTCATTCTTGGGCTGGGTAATGATTGAATTAAGCGGTGCCGGTGATATAGTACGATGTTGGCTACAATAAGACTTTGGAACTCCTTAGAAATTTTGGAGACCTCACCAACAAGCGCATGCCGGATTGTTTGAATGATTAAACGAACAATGAACAAAAAATTGGCTCAGGCAAAGAGTTCAAAGAAAGATGAGTTCTACACTCAGCTTCCGGACATTGAAAGGGAGTTGAAGCATTATAAGAAACATTTCAAGGGTAAGGTGGTGTACTGCAACTGTGACGACCCAAGAGTCAGCAATTTTTTCCATTACTTCTCGTATAACTTTGAGAAATTGGGTCTCAAGAAACTAATCACCACCTGCTACAAGAATCAGGAAATGGACCTATTCAGCAGACACGACTCTGAACAAGCAATCTATTTGGAATATGACGGTGATAAGAACAGGAACAACATCCCCGACCCTGAGGAAATAGGAATCAAGCAATTGAAGGGTGATGGCGATTTTAAAAGCGAAGAATGCATCAATCTATTGAAAAAAGCCGATATAGTGGTGACGAATCCGCCTTTCTCACTCTTCCGTGAATACGTAGCCCAACTCATAGAGCATGACAAGAAATTCGTGATTATCGGGCATCAAAACGCTATTACCTACAAAGAGGTTTTTGAACTCTTAATGGAAAATAAAATCTGGCTTGGCTATGGTTTCAAGGGTGGCGCAACACATTTCATCACACACTACGAAGACCATGCAACTGCTGGCGACCACAGAGAAGGTATGGTTAGGGTGTCAGGCGTTCACTGGTTTACGAATCTCGATATCGCTAAGCGTCACGAAGACCTGATTCTCTATAAGACCTTTAGCCCTGAAGAATATCCCCACTATGACAACTATGACGCCATTGAAGTAGGGAAAACGAAGGATATTCCGGCAGATTACGGAGGCGTAATGGGTGTACCTATTACATTTCTTGATAAATACAATCCTAGTCAATTCGAAATTGTTGGGATTACTAAAACTTGGTTCGGTACTGCGATAAAAAAATATCCCACGCAAATACAGGTGAATACAGATGGCCAAAGAAGCGAAGTGACTAAACTAAACGATGGGGCCACGCTGAAGATAGACTCCCCCCCTAAGAATAAGACTTATTACATGGTAGAAAATGAATACTATGTTCAATTATACGCACGTGTACTCATCAAGCGAATTGGAGACACAATGTGAACGTAGAACCCTTGGATATTTCCGTCCGTGAACTGACGAGTGGTTATCAAGATAATGACGAAGATGGCGTTGTAGGTTACGGAGGTAAGTTGGACATCCGACCTCCTTACCAGCGGGAGTTTATTTACAAGGACAAACAGCGGGATGCTGTTATTAACACGGTCATAAACGATTATCCGCTAAACGTCATGTACTGGGCTGTGCGTGATATTGAGGGACAGCAATCAAGTCTTTGGCAGGAGTTTGGGCGAGCCATTCGGGTACTTCGACCCCGTCTCGTGCTCGTGGAAAACGTACCAGCTCTCCTTTCTAGAGGGCCTGACCGAGTTCTCGGGGACTTGGCCACGCCGGCCTCTGAAGGGATTAGCAAATGAAGAACACTCTCTACTACGGCGACAACCTCGAAGTCCTCAAGCTCCACATCCCGGATGAGTCAGTCGATTTGATGTACCTAGACCCACCATTTAAATCGAACCAAGATTACAACGTGTTATTTGCTGAGAAGAATGGTTCTGACTCGGCTGCACAGATACAGGCATTTGAAGACACCTGGCGCTGGGATATGAGTGCTGCAGAGGCCTTTGAAGAGATCGTTGAGGCTGGCGGAGAAGTATCGCAGGTGATGCAAGCATTCCGGACTTTCCTTGGTTCCAATGATATGCTCGCCTATCTCTCGATGATGGCACCCAGACTCATTGAGCTTCAGCGAGTGTTAAAGCAGACGGGATCTATCTATCTCCACTGCGATCCGACAGCAAGTCACTATATCAAGGTTATGATGGATGGGATATTCGGACACAAGAACTTCAGAAACGAGGTTATCTGGAGACGTACTGGTGCTCACGGAAGAGCAAAGAGATGGGGACCAATTCATGACACCATTCTGTTCTATACAATGTCAAATAAGTACACATGGAACAGAGTCTTTGAGGAATATGACCCTGAATACATTGAGAAATTCTATACGAAAAATGATGAGCATGGACAATACGGGCATGTCACACTTGATGGACCAGGTATCAGGACTGGTGACTCTGGAAAACCTTGGAGGGAGATTGATCCGACTAAGAAGGGGCGACATTGGGAGGTTCCGCCAGATAGGGCGCTTCCAGAATGGTTTGAACATCCCGATGGATATTCAAAACTGACCATACAAGAGCGTCTAGATGTCCTTGATGGACAAGGACTTATATACTGGCCGGAGCGTGGGACTGTTCCTCAATACAAGAGATACTTGGGGGTGTCTGAGGGGGGCAACTCGGGAAAGAGGTTGCGGCGATAGTCCAGAGGAATCGAGAACTCGAACGAGAGTAGCCTGACGATCCCGGGGATCGACCTCTGGGCTGAAATCCTCGAGGCGGCTCTCGTCAGGGTCGAAGAATTGGAGATGACCGAATGACTGACCGAGTGCAGGAGATACAGGAACGGGATAACTGGAAAAGGGCGGCGCAATCGTGGCAAAAAGAATGTCACGAAACAAGAGCCAAGTGCGCCAGCATGGAGAAGGTGGTTGAGGCGGTCAGGCAGGAATGTGCGAATCACGACGCCTTAACAAAGGTGAATACGGACGG